TATAATTTTACAGGAGTAGCATATAATGCTTCTACTCTCTCAGATTTTAATACAATGAGTGTAGGAGTTTTTGGAGATTTAGCATGAGTTATATAGGTTCAAATGCAAATCAAACTGTAGAGTTAAGAACTACAAGATTTAGATTTACCGCTACTGAAGGTCAAACAACTTTTAGTGGTAATGATGCGAACGGTGTTTCATTATCAGGTGTTGATAGTTCAAGCCACGTATTCTTAAACGGCGCTAAACTTTCTCCAGAAGGTGACTTCACGACTACAGGTTCAAACGTAGTATTATCAACTGCAGCGTTTTTAAATGATATATTGGAAGTGGTTGAAGTTACACAAGTCACGGTAACTGATGTAGGTGGATCTGCAAAAAGAAGCGGTGATACATTTACAGGTGGAGTCGCAGCACCAACAGTAACACTAAGTAGTTCTGATCAACCTACTGGAAATCAAGCAGTTAAGTACACTAATACACCTTGGCTAGGAACTAATTCAATAATAAGAACGAACGCAAATAATATTGCAGAAAACATTACGATTGACTCTGCGAGTAATGGTATGAGCGCAGGACCGATACAGATTGATTCAGGTTTTACAGTAACAGTCAATGGTGAATGGAGTATAGTATGAGCACGTTAAAGACAAATACAATACAAGCGGCAACCGGAAGTACTGTTAGTATAGCAAGTGGAAATAAGATAAGTGGTGCTGCAGGATCTATTGTTGCACCGGGTCAGATATTACAAGTTGTCACTGCTACAGATAGTACAGAAAGAACAACTACATCTACGTCATTTGTTGCTGCATCAAATACTTTGTCAGTTTCTATAACTCCATCGTCTGCATCAAATAAAATATTTGTTACATGTAGTATGTCATATGGAAGTCCAACTGGTACACATTCTATATTTCTAACTTTATTTAGAGACTCAACAAATTTAGGGGAACCTACAAGAGGCTTTGGAAATTTATTTAGCGGAAGTAGTTATAACTATGGCCATGCAACATTACAAATTTTAGATTCACCAAATACTACTTCGGCAATAACATATCAACCTTATTTTAAAGTAGGTAATAATACTGGAAGGATAAACAATGGTGGAACTGGTTCGTTTTCAACAATAACAGCATTTGAGGTGGCAGGATGACAACTAAGTTAAGAGCGGCAAGTTTTCAAGATAACGCGATAACTACAGCAAAGATCGCTGCTGACGCTGTGACTTCTGCTAAGATACCTGCAAACGCAATAGGTTCATCTGAATTAGATCTTACAGGTGATTATACATTTACAGGCACGATAAGTGGAGCAGGCGCTATGGAAAAATTTTCAAGTTCTTCTGCAACCGTGACAGGCGTTACTCAAATAGAAATTACTTTACCTACTACTGAAGATTTTAATCATTTAATTTTACATCTTAATGGCGTAAAGAGTACCACGGCGTCGAACACATATTGGGCTGGAAGAGTTAGAGAACTTGGAGAATCTGGTGCAGTCGCGGGATCTACAGATTACAGGTATTTGGGCGCTTATGCGTACTCAAATAATTCAGGATCTGGTGTATCACCTCAAGGCGATGTAGATGGAAACAATTTTGCGTTATTTACAGGTGGATTTGTCGGTGATGGAAGCGATGATTTTGAAATGACAACTTTTAAGTTTGAATTCTATAATACTAATGAAACCACAAGATATACAAGATGCAAATATATGAACACTGTAGAAAAAAGACATAACGACGCTTATCATTACGAAACTTCCGGAAGTTTTGTTGTCGCTAAGACTGCAAAAATGGATAGATTTTATTTTTTAACTAACAGTATAACTGCTTTTACCAGCTACGGTTATGCGCTCTACAAGGTAAAATAATGGCGTATATAGGAAGACAACCAACGTTTGGAGAGTTTAGAAAAGTCGACGTATCGTCATGGACTTTTAACGCTTCGACCGCTGCATTCCCTCTTGGTAAGCAAGTCGGTAACGTAAATCAGTTAATCGTATCGCTTAACGGTGTGATACAAAATCCAAGTACTGATTATAACTTAGAAGCAGGTGGTAATAATTTAGCATTTAGTACAGCACCTGATTCTGGAGACTCTTGTTTCGTTATGATTATGGGAGATGTAGGTGGACCACCAATTGTAACAGGTGGTGTTACAGCAGACATGTTAGCTGCTAACTTAAAAACGTTTTCAGAATTTACAAGAACTTTTCTTGGTGAGTCTGATAGTTGTGGTTTAAATTTTACACCATCTGCAAAAGGTGCTTTATTAGTAAGTATTGATGGTGTAGTACAGGCTCAAAATAATTTTACTCTAAGTGGAAGTACAATATCATTTGATTCTGCTCTTGACTCTAACTCAGTTTTAAGAGTTGTTGATCTTGGTGTTAAAGCAGGTGTATTTACACCAGTCACAGGTTCGGTAACAAATGGTACACTTGCCGATGCTGCAGTGCAGGTCTCTAACTTAGATTCATCATTAGTTATAAATAATGTACCAATAAGAGTTAACTCACAAAATATTATTAGTAGCATAACAATTGACTCTGGTAAAAATGCATCAGTAATCGGACCAATCACAGTCGATTCTGGTGTTAGTATAACGGTTAACGGAAACTTTACGGTGGTATAATGGCAGGAATAGTAGGATTAACAAAGATACAACATACTAATGCAACTGACGCATTTGAAGTAGGTACTGATGGTTCTGTGTCTTTTTCAGTAGATAAAAGAGAAAAAATAGTAACAGGAAATGCTGAGTCAATGTCAGGCACTGAAAATACTATCAGTAGTATTCCGTCAAATGCGCATTGTGTAAGACTATACATTGATGGAACATATAAAAATGGTAGTACTCAATCAAGATTTAGAATTGGTGCAGGAAGTATAGCAACTAGTGGATACGATTGGAGAGTACTAGCAAATTCTGCCGGTGGAAGTGTATATACCGAAGGGCAAACTGCAGGGTGTGACACTTATATGGACGGTGCATCTGGTTCATCTTATAGTGTGTGGGGTTATTATGAAGTTAGAAAAATGATTAGTACAACAAACCGATATTTAATCACAAGTAAATTAATGTCTAATAATAGTTACTATCATAACAGTGGTATCGGTTATATCGATTTAGGTGGAACACTTGACAGAGTTCAATGGACGACAGTTGCTGGTAGTGCTACTTTTCAAGGCGGTAAAATATATTTGGAGTACACAACAACATGACCGGTCAAATAAATGTAAATAAAATTGCGGCAAGAACTGGAAATGCTATCACAATCGCAAGTGGAGATGTATTACGGGCGCCTGGTCATGTAATTCAAGTTGTTTCCGGAACTGCTGCCACTGAAACTTCATTTACGGCTTCAAGTTTTTTTGCAACTTCAACCTCTGTATCGATAACTCCTACTTCAACATCTAGTAAAATTTTAGTATCCGCTGTAGTTCCAGTTCAGTGCGCAACTTCGGGACTTATCACCTATACATTATATAGAGGTTCAACTAATTTAGGAAATAGCACTTATGGCATGGGTAGATTTTATGATAACAATAGTAGAGACACAAATGCAACTATGATTATTTTAGATTCACCATCAACTACAAGCGCGACAACTTATGCAGTATACATGTTAGCTTCGGGCGGAGGAACTCATTACTACAATATAGCTAATGAGCCATCACATATTATTGCTCAGGAGATCGCACAATGAGTACGATATTTGCAAATAAGATCAAAAACAATCAAGGTGGTAATGATGTTAAGGTCAATCAGTTAAGTGGTATTGATACTGCAGGTTCTATTAATGTTACGAGTGATGGTGGTAGTACAACGACTAATCTGCAACAAGGATTAATAAAAGCATATGTTTGTTACACAACGAGTTCTACTACTGCAATACACGGTTCTGAAAGTTTTAATCATTCATCACTTACTGACATTACTACCGGTGCAACTAAATTTGCAATGACGAGTGCCATGAGTACGTCTTTGTTTTCATTATCTGATTGTGGAGGAGATGCTACAGCAGGATACTCTTCTTGGGTAGATGATAATCAATTTTCAACTACTACATATGAATTTAACTTAGGCAATGCTGGTTTTGGTGGACAAGATGGACCATACCACGCAGGACAAGTGATAGGAAAGTTAGCATAATGCCGATACAAAGAGCAAAACCAAGATTAGTTGATTTAGATCAAACACCGTTGACTTCTATGCCAACTGGCGCAATATTACAAACAATAACTAGTCATGATGGAACTGCATCATCTCATACCGGTATAAGTGGAGCCAATCCAGTTACATTAATGAGTGCTTCAATAACTCCTTCAGCAACAAGTAGTAAAATTCTTATTTTTGGATTTTTACATGTAGGAGGCTTATATAGTAATTTTAGTAGTAGACTTGATTATATAGGAGTGAGATTAAAAAGAGGAAGTACGGTAATAGGAGAGCCGACCTCTTTGTCTACGCTAACAACGGTACATGGCGCTGATGCGACTGGTTCAAGGCCTATGCATTCGGTTGTAAAAGACGCTGGGTACTCGGCATCAAGACAACATGTTGTACCTTTTCATTTTGCAGACTCACCAAGTACGACTTCTGCAATTACTTATAACATACAAGGTGTTGTTTCTCATGTAGGTGGTACTAAGACTTTAGTTAAAAATGGTTCCGGATATAACTACAACAATGAAGAAGCACACATGGCAACATGTAATTTAACTTTACAAGAGATTAAAGGCTAATGGCAGATTTATCTAAATCAGAAACAGAACTATTGATGTTAAGAAATGTCAGAAATGATTTGTTAACTCAAAGCGACTGGGTAGTGGTGAATGCTTTAGAAGCTGGGATTGCAGTTCCAGACGAATGGAAAACATATAGACAAGAGTTACGAGACATAACGAAAAAATTTTCAAGTATGAATGAAAAAGATGAAAAAGGAAATGCTACTGGTTTTAAGTTTCCAGATAAACCATAGATAGTAGTATAAATAATCATATTAAAAGGAGACTTAAATGAAATATGATATAGCAGCCGCACTTCAAGCTCTTAAGCCGGGAGCTTCATGGGTTCTAAGAGGTGACGCATGGTCTGGATTAGAATGGCTAGACAAGAGTCAAACTGTTCCAACAGAAAAAGAAGTAACCGACAAAATTGCAGAAATGGATGCAGCAGAAGGAATGAGATTACTTCGCGTTGAAAGAGATGCAAAACTTACGGCTTTAGATTGGGAAGTTATAAAGGCGTACTCATCAGGAGTTGCAGTTGATGAAAAGCTTAAGACTTATATGCAAGCTCTAAGAGACCTACCAGCTTCTGCGAAACCAACCACAGACGCAGCAGGTGAATTAGTTGATTCATCTGTAACATGGCCAACAAGAGCTAGTTAATGACGAGAGCAAGAGAGACAGCAAAGTCAGGTTTTCTTACGGAAAAAGCTTTTCCTACAGGATCTAATGTAGTCTTTAGACTAAATGATCAAAACCTTGATACGAGTGTTACAATTGATTCTGATAAGAATGCTATGGTTGCTGGTCCTCTTTCGATTGATAGCGGCCAAACGTTAACATTACAAGGTAACCTAAGTATAGTATAATGGCAAGTATTTTAAAAGTAGATAAGATAAGAGGAACAGGATTAGATAGTGATACCATAAGTCTTGATGGGACTGGTAATATTACGTTTCCAAAGAATGTTACTTTTAGTGGAACTGTTACTGGCACCGCTACAGTAAAATTATTGGATGCTACAATATCGAGTGCAGTTTCAGCATATGATATTTCATCCACTCACATAAATGCCACATATGATGATTACATTATGTCTTTCACCTTTAAACCAGCAAGTGATGGTGTAAAATTGTATTCAAGAGTATTTATAGGAGGTGTATTGCAAACTGGTGCTATATACGCTTATGAAACTAGTAGCCCCGTCCATGGTTCTACAAATTCAAACGGTAATGATTACTTTATATACACTCACGACAATACTGGAAATTCAACAGGTGAAGCTGTTTCTGGTAGAATTCATTTAAAACATGTAAATAATACATCTTTTAATTTTAATTATGAAGGAGGAGTTAACAGTTACAGTACTAGTGGTTCTCATGGTGGTTACAATGCATTTGGTTCGTTAATAAACACACAGGCCTCTTCAGTTATAAATGGATATAGGTTTTATTTTAATAGCGGAGATATATCTAGTGGAACAGTTAAACTATACGGAATTAAGTAATGAGTAAATTAGTTGTAACAAATATCGAAACTCAGAATATTAAGTTTGATTCTGACACCACGGCTTTTACTATAGCATCTGATGGTGTCATGTCAGATATAAAAACAACGAATTATAAATTTTCTACTTTGGCAGTAAGTACAATATCATCTCAAGTAGGGCAAGTGGACTTTACGGTACCAAGCGGAACTAAACTTGTAACTGTAACATATCGTAACGTAAGTGGTACTGGAACTGCAGAGCTTTATTGGAGAGTTGGTAATTCAAGTGGAGTATTAACCTCTGGTTATCTTGGAGGAAGTGCATATGTTCATGCTACAGCTGCAGCTGGAACAAATGCAACATCAGCTTTTCAAATGGCATCTGGTTACAATAGCGCTGCAAATACTTTTAATGGTATTGCACGCTTTTTAACAATAGATGGTAGATACTGGATATTTAATAATCACGTTAACAGTAGTGCTTATCCTGATGGATGTATTGTAGGAGCAGGAGTTGTTGATCTTGGTTCAGTAACTGATCTTACTACAGTACGTTGTTATCCCGGTAATGGAAATTTAGATTCAGGAGCATTTAAATGTTATTTTCAATAGGAGAAAAAAATGCCAAGATTTAAGATGGTAAACGGAGAAAGGATCCAGTTTACGGCAGAAGAAGAAACCGCAAGAGATCTTGAAGAACAAGCGTGGGCTGACGGTGCACCTGCACGTAGAATGGCTGATTTAAGAGAGCAACGTAATCGACTCTTAGCTGAAACTGATTGGATGGGAAACTCAGACGTCACAATGTCTGCAGATTGGAAGACTTACAGACAAGCTCTAAGAGATATTACAAAGACAACTCCAGCCGATGACGCGTTAAGCAATATCACATGGCCAACAAAACCGGAGTAAAAAGTGGTAAGTATACTAAAAGTAGATAAGATTCAAAAACCAAATAGTGATAGTGACATGATAGTTTTTCCTACTACTACAGGTGGTAGTATGACTATTACTAATTTTTCAAGTGGAAATATCTTAGAAAAAATTGGCGGTATGTGTGATGGTTCTACTCGAACTACAAAAAGTGGAACTACTTTTACTTTACCTACAGTTACTGCGTATCAACTTATCAATGGAACAAGTTATGTAGACGTAGATGGATCTACTGTAACTTACACGGCTCCTTCAAATTGCATAGGTGTAATGTACGAGTTTTTGCACAACGCCGCGTGGAACGATACTGCTCATTCTATTCAGCATTATAGATTATACTTAGAAGGAACAGAGGTTGTTTATGGTCGCCGTACTCATGCTGGTTACTATAATGAATCAAAGCCAATGTGTCAATGGTATTTTAGAATAGATTCTTCTTTAAGCGGTCAAGATTCAAATACTGGAGCTGTACCAAGTTGGTCATCTGCTAAAACCATGAAGTGGGCGAGTAGAGCATACGGAGGAAACGGCATAGAAAGAATGCACGGATCGCAATATTTTGACGGTGGCGGCAGTAATCAGTTTCATCAACCACAAATTTGGATAACAGCTTTTGGAGCCTCATCATAAATTATATAGGATAAATTAAAATGGCATTAAGTAGAATAGGAAAAGGAATAGGATTTAAGATTACACTTAAAGAAGTAACTGCAAACGTAACTATCGAAGCTACAGAAAATGCGATGATAGCAGGACCGATTACAGTTGCGAGTGGAGTAACACTGACAGTTAACAGCGGAGGAAGGCTAGTAGTCGTATGAGCACTATAGCAGTAGATATAATAGAGCCAAAGACGAGTGGTGGTGTAATAGATGTAACACCTTGTACTTTTCGTATGTTTAATAGTGCAACACAATCATTATCTAATGCAACAACTACTGCTCTTACTTATGATACTGTTGAGTGGGATACTCATAGCATTACTGATCTGTCTAATAATCGTGTTGTAATTACTTCAGCTACTGCAGGGTATTGGTGGATTAGTAGCAAGTTTTCTTTGGATAATGCTGTGCCTTTTAGACTTATATCTTGGATATATATAGGAAAAGCAGATGGCTCATCAACAAATACAATTCAACATGAAGTAGCAAACTATAGCCAAACAACTGGAGCATATCCAAGTGTCCAAGCACATGGTATTGTTAAATTAGTGTCAGGGGATAGAATTTTACCTTATGGCTATCATGGACAAGGTTCAACCAAAAATAAACAAGCAGGTAGAACTTCAAATGGCTTGGAAGGTTATAGAATAGGACCAGCATGAGGATAAAGATATGCCAAGTCAAATAAAAGTAGATGAAATTAAAAACGTTGCAGGTCAATATAAGATCAAGACTAATGTCTTAGAAGGACAGACGACTGCAGGATCTATAGTCGTACAGGGTGAAGGTACTGCAACAACTAACCTACAACAAGGGTTAGCAAAAGCGACATTTTCTTTTGATGGAACAGCGGGAACTGTTTCTTTAGGAGATGGTCATAATGTTGGTTCTATAACTGATAATGCAACAGGTAACTATACACTTAATTATACAAATAATATGGGAAGCATTAATTTTATGGCTAATACTCTTTGTTGTAAAGCATCTAATCAAATAGCTCATATGTTTTATGATAATGCTTCAAGCTACAAGGCGACAACTTATGTTCAATTTAAAACTTTATATCATAGTAATAATACTGGAGGAGGCGCAGCAGTTGATTGTGATTTTGTTGAAGGAACAGTGCACGGAGATCTAGCATGAGTACAATAGTAGGAACAAATATTGAAGTTACAAATCTAAAGTATGATTCTGATACGACCTCTATGATTATATCAAATACTGGTCAAGTTACGATACAAGGCGAAGGCACCGCTACAACAAACTTACAACAAGGATTAGCAAAAGTTTATTGTTGTAATAATGGTGATGGTGCAATAGATAATGGCCAAAGCATGAATGTTAGTGGCACTACTGATAATGGTTCTGCTGATATAACTATTAGTTACACAAACAATTTTTCAAGTATGAATCATACTTGGGGTTGGACAGGTGGATATGATGGAGGAAACAGTGACGCATCATGTAGAAAAAGACAGACCACTTCAGATAGTGGTAATCTAAGATATATAACTTGTTATGCAGGAACATTATATCAATGGGTAGAGCAATCAAGCACTATGCACGGAGTATTGGCATGAGTACATTAGTTATAGATACTATACAAGGTAAGACAACCGCTGGTTCCGTTAACGTTCGTGGTGAAGGTACTGCTACAACTAATATGCAAAGTGGATTGTGTAAAGCATGGGTAAGAACATACGCTGCAGCAGTTAATGTGGTTGATTCTTTTAACATGAGTTCTGTAACTGATTCAGCTGTTGGAAAATACGCTCCGCAAATTAATAATAATATGGCCAATGGAGATTATGCAGTTGTTTCAAGTGGTGATGATAAACAAGACGGTGGGAGTATATTTGTACATAATATAGATGATTCAGTAGATCAAGCTACAACTGGCTATGGAACATCATTTAAAAAATATAGCTATGCTTTAACAGATAACAATCAAAATGCATCATCAATGGTATTAGGAGATTTAGCATGACAATTGAAACACCTGAATTTCAGGGAACACATTTATGGAATAGATTACACTGGGCTAAAGATAATTTAGATGGTGTACAAAGTGATTACAGAGTAATATGGGAAGATCCAGAAGAACCGGATGCACCTGCAAAAGTTACGATACCAGATCCAAACTGGTTAGCATGTGCTTTACAAGGTGGTATACTTCCACCGGTAGAAGTTTATTGGGCTTTGGCTAAAGATGAAGCAAAACCAGATTTTAAGAAACATACTAGAGGTTATCTACTACATAATACAAAACCAGTCGACAAGATGACTGAAGAACAAGCGATTGAGTATTTGATTATGAAAGACATACCACAAAGAGTATGGAGAAACTATGAGAGATCTAATCGTAAGAGATTAGTAATTTGTAAGAAACAAAATCTACCAAGTCATAGAACGTGGCGAAATGCTTGGAAGATTAATCAAGAAGTAGCATAAGGAGAGAAAGATGACTACGATGATTCAAGATAAAGATGGAGTGATTGCTGCCGTTCCATCCACTAAGCCTTCTGATAGACACTTCAGAAATGCATGGGTATTTGATAGCGAACAAACAGCTATCACTGAAGACTTAACTGCAGCAAAAGTAATATTTAAAGATAAGATAAGAGAAGTAAGAGGACCTTTACTTGAAGCAGAAGATGTTGTGTACATGAAAGCTTTAGAAGCTGATGATGCGACTGCAAAAGCGGCAAGCGTAGCAAAGAAGAAGAAACTTAGAGACGCACCAGCTGCAGCAGCGATAACAAATGCTGTCAATATTACAGCATTAAAAGCAGCATGGGATGAGGATGTTTTAGGAACAAGTCCTTATAAATAGAATAAAAAGGATTTAAAATGGCTGTCCCTAATTCCAGAATAACTCTTATAGATTACTGTAAGCGAAGGCTAGGCGAACCAGTAATAGAATTAAATGTAGACGAAGATCAAGTCGAAGATAGAGTAGACGAAGCGCTACAGTATTATCAAGAGTTTCATTCTGATGCCACAATTAGAACTTATTTAAAACATCAGATAACTGCAACTGATGTTTCAAATGAATATATTTCTCTTTCAAATAATATTTTATTTGTCTCAAAGATGTTTCCTCTTACAAGTTCATTTAATAATTCTAGAAACTTTTTTGATATAAAATATCAAATGATGTTAAATGATATTGCAGATCTAATGAACTTTGCTGGAGACTTAGCATATTATGAACAGATGCAGCAATATCTTTCTCTTTTAGACATGAAATTAAATGGTCACCCACAAGTTCAATTTTCAAGAAGACAAAATAGATTATATATCTTTGGTGATTTTGCAGACGGCGATATAAAAGCAGGTGATTACATAGTAGCAGAAGTTTATTCTATTGTTGATCCTAATACACACACTTCTGTTTTTAATGATATATTTGTTAAAGAATATACAACTGCATTAATAAAGCAACAATGGGGCACCAACTTAATTAAATTTGAAGGCATGCAGTTACCAGGAGGAGTCGTTTTAAATGGAAGACAAATATATGATGATGCGACAGGAGAAATTGAAAGGTTAAGAGAAAACTTAAGATTAGAGCAAGAGCTTCCACCAGACTTTTTTGTAGGATGATATGGCAACAAATTTATATTTTAATCAGAAAGTACGTTCTGAACAGTTACTTTACGAAGACATAGTTATTGAGTCATTAAAGACTTATGGCCAAGACGTATACTATTTGCCAAGAGACATAGTAAACGAAGATACCATACTAGGCGACGATCCTGTATCTAGTTTTAATTCATCTTACATATTAGAAATGTATATTGAAAACATTGAAGGTTTTGATGGAGAAGGAGATTTATTTACTAGATTTGGTGTTGAGATAAGAGACGAAGCAACATTTATAGTGGCCAGAAGACGATGGAGTGCCACTGTCGAAAGATATGACAATGAAATAACAGTTGCAAGACCGAAAGAAGGAGACTTGATATATCTTCCAATGTCAAAGTCTATGTTTCAAATTATGCACGTTGAACATGAACAACCATTCTATCAATTACAAAACTTACCAGTATTTAAACTTAGATGCCAGTTGTTTGAATATGCCGGTGAAGACCTAGATACAGGTGTAGACACAATTGATGACATTGAATCGAGATATGCTTATAAATATGTGTTAACTCTTGATAATACAAGAGATAGTGCACAAGCATCTGCTACAATAGCAGGTGGACAAATAACTGCTGTTAACTTAACAGACAGTGGTAATAATTACTTTTTTGCACCAACAGTAACTGTTACAGATGGTACCGGTAATGGTGCAGCAATCACGGCAACAGTAGATAGTAACAACGGTAAAGTAAATGGATTAACAATAACAAATGCTGGTACAGGTTACTCAGGATCACCAGTTATTAAGTTTACTGATCCAAATCCGACTGTGTTTGAAGTTGGTGAAACAATTACTAGTCCTAGTGGTAGCACCACAATGCGAGCTGAAGTTGCTAAGTATTCAGATTCAGATGATAAGATTCATCTTATACACGCAGGAGCTGATGATGGAAAATATCATACTTTTGCAGTAGGTAAGAAAGTAATTGGACTTAAATCAAATGCTGGTGGTATTATTACTCTAGTGGTTGAAGATAATCAGCTTTCTGAAAATGAACAAAATGCAGACTTTTCTACTGGCGCAGATTTTATAGACTTTTCTGAAACAAATCCATTTGGAGATGTGAGTAACAACTAATGTTTGGCGGACACTTTTATCACGAAAAAACAAAAAAAGCAGTTGCACTGTTCGGTAGGCTGTTTAATAATATCTATGTTATTCGTAAAAATTCAAGTGGAGCAGTGATAAGTCAATTAAAAGTGCCTTTATCATATGCACCTAAAAATAAATTTTTAGAAAGAATAAGAGAAAATCCGGATCTACAAGATGATACAAAAGTAGCTATTAAGCTACCAAGGATGTCTTTTGAAATTACAGCCATAACTTATGATGCCACAAGACAGTTAGCAAAAATAGGAAATTTTACTACTACAGCGTCAGACGGTAGCATAACAAAAAGACAAAAGTTTTTTAATCCAGTTCCTTACAATATCAACTTTCAATTAAACGCGTATGCTAAATCACAAGATGATGCCTTACAAATTGTTGAACAAATTTTACCAACGTTTAATCCACAGTATGCTTTAACTATTAAACCATTTCAAACAGAGTTTCCAAATTTTAAAGAAGACATACAAGTTATAATAAATGGTGTAAGTTTTTCAGATGATTTTGAAGGCGCAATGGAACAACGTAGAACAATAATTTACAGTTTGGACTTTGAGATGAAATTAAGTTATCATGGTCCAATTGCAGACAGTGCGATAATACGTGATGCAAGAACTAAGTTCTTTGACATAAAGGCTGGTTTAAATGATTCAGATATCGGTCTTGAAACAATAGTAGTTAAGCCTAATCCTACTTCGGTAATTGGATTAGAAGATAGTGACTTTGGATTTACAACAACAATTTTAGATAGCGCAGGATAATGTTTGAATATAAATGTAAACTTTTAAGAGTAATAGACGGCGATACTGTAGATGTCGATATAGACCTAGGGTTTGGCGTATGGCTAAGAAAACAAAGAATAAGATTGTATGGTATTGATACTCCTGAATCAAGAACAAGAAACTTGATAGAAAAAAAATATGGTAATGCTGCAAAAGATTTTTTATTAAAATGGACTGGAGCTGGTGAGTTAACGATAAAAACTCATAAAGATGCAAAAGGTAAGTTTGGCAGAATACTTGGAGAATTATGGACATTTGAAACTAATATCAATGAAAAAATGATTGAAAAACATCATGCTGTAAGATACCACGGACAATCAAAAAAAGAAATAGAAGAAGAACATATAAAGAATCGTGAATTAGTTCAATTATGAGTAAAAGTGATATTGACAAATTTCTTCCTCCTGAAGAGAAAAATGTAGATAACGACTACAAATATTCTCGTGACACTTACTATGAGTTAGTTGAAAAGGGTAAAGAAAGTCTTGAGCTTATGATTGAAGTAGCCAGAGAAAGTGAGCACCCTCGAGCTTTTGAAGTACTATCAGGAATGATTAAGAATATTTCTGATGTTAATGATAGATTGATGGACCTTAATAAAAAGAAAAAAGATTTAGATAAGAAAGATGAAATTCAAAAAATAGCAAATACTACTAATAATCTTTTTGTAGGTTCAACAACTGAGCTTCAAAAACTTTTGAAAAAAGATATTATTGATGTCACGCCTAAATCAAAATGAGAATTATCTCGGCAATCCTAATATAAAAAAAGATGGTATTGTTACCAATTTCACTGAAGATCAAGTGAAAGAGTATGCTTTATGTATGAAAGATCCTGTATATTTTATCGAAACATATGCAAAGATTATTTCTTTGGATGCTGGTTTAGTACAATTTAAATTATATCCTTATCAGAAACACATGTTTAAAAAGTTTCAAGAGAATAGGTTTAACGTTGTACTAGCATGTCGACAATCTGGTAAGTCAGTTTCAGCATGTGGTTTCTTACTTTGGTCTGCGATATTTTCACCAGAAAAAACAGTTGCAGTGTTAGCAAACAAAGGTGCAACCGCCAGAGAGATGCTTGCAAGAATTACTATCATGTTAGAAAATATTCCATTTTTTCTACAGCCAGGTGTTAAAGCATTAAATAAATCTAATATTGATTTTAGTAACAATAGTAGGATTATAGCTGCAGCTACAACTGGTCAATCAATAAGAGGTCTATCAGTTAACTTATTATATTTAGATGAGTTTGCTTTTGTGGAAAGAGCAGCTGAATTTTATACTTCAACATATCCTGTTATATCATCAGGTAGTGATACAAAAATTATAGTTACTTCAACTGCAAATGGTATAGGTAACACATTTCATAAGATATGGGAAGGAGCAATACAAGGTGTAAATGAGTATAGTCATTTTAGAGTTGATTGGAGTGATGTGCCAGGAAGAGATGAAAAATGGAAAGAAGAAACAATAAACAATACTTCGCAAATTCAGTTTGATCAAGAGTTTGGTAATACGTTCTTTGGTACAGGTAATACATTAGTGAATGCTCAAACCCTTTTAGATTTAAGAGCAAAACCACCGTTAGAAATTAGAGAAGGTGGTGATTTATTAATTTATAAACAGCCTGTAAAAAAGCATGATTATATATTAGTTGCAGATGTTAGTAAGGGAAGAGGACAGGACTATTCTACATTTTCTTTAATCGATATTAACGTACGTCCTTTTGAGCAGGTAGTTGTGTATCGCAATAATACTATCTCTCCATTACTCTTCCCTAATATTATATATAAGTACGCAAATGTCTACAATCAGGCGTATTGTATTGTTGAGTCAAACGATCAAGGGTCTGTTGTTTGTAATGGATTATATTATGATTTAGAATATGAAAACGTTCATGTTGAATCTGCAATAAAAGCTAATGCAGTTGGAGTAGATATAAATAGAAAATCAAAAAGATTAGGATGTTCTGCTTTAAAAGATTTACTTGAAAATAATAAGTTAAAAATAGTAGATGAACAAACAATATTAGAAATATCAACTTTTGAAGCAAAAGGACAGACATATCAAGCATCCACCGGAAACCATGATGATTTGGTGATGAATTTAGTAATGTTTGGTTTTTTTGTTTCAACCGCTTACTTTAATAACTTAACTGATATTAATATTAAAGATATGATTTTTAATCAAAAACTTAAAGAAATAGAAGAAGACATTGTACCTTTTGGATTTATTGATGACGGCACTGAACAGATAAAAAAGCTTGAAGTTACCGAAGAACACCCTTGGGCCATTGAATATGATAGAGACCTGTAAAAGTATAAATAGTGGTAAGATTGAATATTCGTATAATGATAACCGTATAATAAAGGAATAGAAAAATGGCACTCGCAAATCCATCAGAATCACCAGCGGTTGTAGTAAGAGAGATAGACTTAACTGGAGGCGTGCCCAATGTTCAGTCATCTACAGGCGCTTTTGTGATAAATTCAAGATGGGGTACTGTGCTGGATCCGCAGTTAGTGGCAAATGAAGAAGATTTAGTTGCAAAGTTTGGTTCACCAGATTCTTCAACTGCTGTATCGTTTCATGAAGCTAACATGTTTCTAAAGTACTCCAGTAAACTACAGGTAGTGAGAGCTACCGACGCGTCACATAAAAACGCACATGCAACAACTGCACAAACAACTGCAGCAACAGCAAACTTTTTTAGTGGCACTAAAATTAATAATACAAATGCATTCAATAGCCAATTAACAGCATTGGAAACAGATAAGCATACTTTTATAGCAAAGTATCCAGGCGCTTTAGGAAATAGCTTACAAGTGCAAGTCTGCGGAAAAGACTCAGACGATTCAGCATTTAATGGCTGGACATACAAAGGTGAATTTGATCAAGCACCTGGAACTTCCGGAGCTGCAACAAAAGTTGGAGCAAAAAATGACGAAGTTCATGTAGTCGTCGTAGATAAGAACGGTCTTTTTACCGGCGCTAAAGGAACTGTACTTGAAAGATATTCTTTCTTATCACTTGGAAAAAATGCTATCGATAGCTCAGGCGCAAACATTTCGATGGAAGAAAGAATAAATGACACTTCTTCATATATTTGGGCAGTAGGACTCGATTCATCATTCATGGCTGTTGGTGCCGGTAACACAATGGCAGACGGTACAGATCTTCAAAGAATGATAGGTCAAAACGACTCTGCAGGCACAATTTCAGAATATAATTTTGACTCAGGATCTAATCCAGGAAGTATTGGAACTGCAGCGATAGCAAACGGCTTTGACTTATTTGAAGACAAAGATACTGTTGAAGTTGATTTCTTAATCGCACCAAGTATGGGTAACAGATCAGATACAACAACTGTTGTCAATGACATAGTAGGAACAGCAGCAAGTCTTAGAAAAGACTGTATTGCAGTTGCATCACCAGCAAGAAGCGACATTGTAAACCAAACAAATGCAAGTACTATAACAACTAACATACTTGCAACCGCAGCAACGTTTACAAAATCTTCTTATCTGGTAGCAGATGGAAACTATTTAAAAGTATTTGATAAATTTAATGATCAATTTATTTTTATAAGTGCAGCTTCATCTACTGCGGGTATAATGGCAGCAACTGATATTAATAGAGCTCCATGGTTTTCACCAGCAGGTTCAAGACGTGGACAATATTTTGGTATTACGTCAATACCATATTCACCAACTAAATCACAAAGAGATCAGTTATATAAAAATGGAGTCAATCCAATAGCAAATATTCCTGGTGCTGGTGTGATACTTTTTGGTGATAAGACAAAACTAGCAAGACCTTCCGCTTTTGATAGAATTAACGTAAGAAGATTGTTTTTAGTTCTAGAACGAGCGATATCGAGAGCAGCAGAGCAAGTACTGTTTGAGTTTAACGACGAGTTTACAAGAGCAGAATTTGTAAACATTGTTGAACCTGTCTTAAGAGAGGTCAAGGGAAGAAGAGGTATAACAGACTTTAGAGTCGTTGCAGATGAGACTAATAATACACCTGCAGTGATAGATAGAAATGAGTTTGTGGCAAGTATCTTTATCAAACCTGCTAGGTCTATTAACTTTGTAACACTTAATTTTGTGGCAGTGAGAACTGGCGTAGACTTCGAAGAAGTCGTTGGTACAGTTTAGGAGGTAAGAAATGGCAGTACTAGGCGTTGATGATTTTAAATCAAAGCTGAGAGGTGGCGGGGCAAGACCTAACCTCTTCAAGGCTACAATCAATTTTCCAGGATATGCAAATGGTGATCCTGAACTGACATCTTTCCTTTGCGAAACTGCTCAGTTACCAGGCTCAACACTAGGTCAGATAGTTGTACCTTTCAGAGGAAGACAATTAAAAATGGCCGGTGACAGAACATTTGATGTCTGGACAGTAACAATAATAAATGATACAGATTTTGCTATCAGAAACTCAATGGAAAGATGGATGAATGGTATGAATGCACACAGTGCTAATACCGGACTTACAACTCCTGTTGCGTACGAAGCAGATTTATTAGTTGATCAATTAGATCGTTCAGGCGAGATAATTAAGACATATACGTTTAGAGGATCGTATCCTCAAGATATGTCTCCTATCGATTTAAGCTATGCTACTAATGATGAAATCGAAAGATTTACTGTAACATTTGCATATCAGTATTACGAAACTGATACTACATCGTAACTATAAATATTAGGAGGGCTTAGGTCCTCCTAATTAAAGGAATTAATATGGCAGAAGGTTTTAAATTATTTGGTTTTGAAATATCTCGTGCTAAAGACAATAAGGCTATAAAGTCTATTGTTCCGCCACGCGATGATGATGGTGCAGGCTACGTTACAGCAACCTCTGCGGGTGCACACTACGGTCATTACATCAACATGGACGGTGACGATTCAAAAGATCAAGCACAACTTATATTAAAATATAGAGGATCGGCGCATCAACCTGAAGCTGACGCAGCAATTGAAGATATAGTTAATGAAACAATATCTGCATCAGAAAATAAACCATCAGTATCTCTTAATCTTGATAACGTACCAGTAAGTGCAAGCGTTAAGAAAACAATGGTTGAAGAATTTGAAAATATTTTTAACATGCTTAATTTTAAAGAATTGGGTCATGATATTTTTCGAAGATGGTACATTGATGGAAGACTATATCATCATTTGATTATTGATGACAATAACCCAACAGCCGGGATACAAGAAATAAGATATATTGATACTGTAAAAATAAGAAAAGTAAAACAAGTAAAGAAGAAAAAAGATCCATTAACTGGAGCAACTCTTGTGGATAAAGTAAATGAATTCTACATTTACCAAGAAAAACCAGGCTCACAGGCATCTGGTGTAAAGTTAACTTTAGATTCAGTAAGTTACTGCACGTCAGGTTTATTAGATGAACATAGAAAAAAAATTATATCATATCTTCATAAAGCGTTAAAACCAATAACTCAGCTTAGAATGATGGAAGACTCTCTTGTTATTTACAGGTTAGCAAGAGCACCAGAACGTAGAATGTTTTATATTGATGTTGGTAACTTACCACGTGGTAAAGCCGAACAGTATATGAAAGATATAATGGCTAAGTACAGAAATAAGTTAGTTTATGATGCAAAGACTGGTGAGATAAGAGATGATAGAAAACATATGTCTATGTTGGAAGATTTTTGGTTACCACGTAGAGAAGGCGGCAGAGGTACAGAGATCAGTACTTTACCAGGTGGTGAAAACCTAGGTCAAATAGAAGACATTATATATTTTCAAAAAAGATTGTATAGGTCACTAAACGTACCTATGAATCGATTAGAACAAGAACAACAGTTTTCGTTAGGTAGAGCAACTGAAATAAGTAGAGACGAATTAAAGTTTCAAAAGTTTATCGATAGATTAAGAAATAGGTTTGCAAATTTATTTTATGATATTCTTAAAAAACAATTAATTTTAAAAAATGTTATAACTGAAGATGACTGGAATAGTTGGAAAAATAAAGTAACAGTTGACTTCTTAAGAGATAATCATTTTGCGGAATTAAAAGAAGCAGAACTACTAAGAGAAAAAATTCAATCTTTAGATCAAATTTCTCAGTATGTAGGTGAATACTTTTCGAAAGAATGGGTACAAAAAAATGTTTTATTGTTTGACGATGAAACAATAGACAACATGAATAAAGAAATTGCTGCAATTCAGCAGCAAGAACCAGAAGATGATCAAGGAGCGGTATAATGAGTGAAGTACAAGATGCAACAGCGCAAGAAGAGAATCCTTTAGCTGATTTAGTTAAAAGTTCTCTTGATAAAGATTATAATAAAGCAAATGAAATTTTTAACGACGTAATGACAGTTAAATTGGCAGACGTATTAGATCAAACTAAAATAAAATTAGCAGGTCAAATATATAACGGTGAACCTGATGACGAAGAACTAGAATCAGAGGCAGAAGATGGAGATAACGAAGGAACAACAGCAAGTGATGCAGATGTTGAAAATGAGATTATCGATGACGAAGGAGAGACTGACGAAATTAACGGAGATGAGGAAGCCGATCCAGAAGAAGATGACATCGAATCAGACGTTGAAGACGAAGGAGATAATGAAATTGAAGGCGCAGCTGTCTAAAACACAAAAAGTATAAATAAAGGTAAGAAATGAAAACTTTTTTAGATATAAGAGAGTTAACAGGACGTAAGCCAGAAGGTAAAATGGTATTCAACAAAAAGATCGGTAGAATACCAGTAATGGTGCATAAAGAACGTAATGGCTTTGTTGCTTATGTTGATGGCGATAGACTTGATGTTTATCGTTCTCAAAGAGAAGCTGAGAAAGCAGCAAAAGAATTTGTTAAACAATACAAGGGTATGAAATAATGGAAATTAGACCTTTAGCAGCTAAAGTTACTGCAAATGGAAGTAGTAATAAAACAACTGTAGGTAAAGCACAAAACGTTTATATTTGTGCAACTGCCGACGATTTAATTACTAACGTAACAACTGGTGGTACATTTCAAATGCATGAGAACCAATCAATTGTAATCCAGAAAAACAAAGAAGATGAACTTCATGCCGGTACTGTAACAACGCATTTTACAAAAATAGCGTATCCAAGAGGATAATATGAAATTAATATCAGAATTTACAGAAAACGATATTGAATTTTTAATTACTGAAGATAAAAAAACTGGTGAAAAAGATTATAAGATTCAAGGAATCTTTGCACAAGCAGAAAAAAAGAATCGAAACGGTCGTATATATCCAATGCCTATTATGGAAAAAGCTGTAGGTAAGTATGATACTGAGCAAGTACAAAAAAATAGAGCAGTTGGTGAGTTAAATCACCCTGAAGGACCGACCGTAAATCTCGATAAAGTTTCTCACAAGATCAATAAACTTGAGTTTCAAGGTAATGATATTGTGGGTGAAGCATCGATACTTAAAACCCCAATGGGAGAAGTTGTAAAAGGCTTGCTTGATGGCGGTGTAACTTTCGGTGTGTCGACTCGTGGTATGGGAAGTTTAAGCCAACGCAACAACGCAATGGTCGTAAATAGCGACTATATTCTTAACGCGGTAGATATCGTGCAAGATCCATCCGCACCTGGAGCTTTTGTTAATGGGATAATGGAAGGTGTCGAATGGGTTTGGAATAACGGAGTTGTAGAAGCTAAAACAATTGAAAAAATGGAGACTGAAATTAAAAAAGCTGGAAGAACAAATCTCTATGAGACTGAGGTCCGTGCATTTAAGAATTTCCTCTCAATATTAAAATCAAAATAAGGAGTCAAAAATGACTGATAAAATAGAAAATCAGGACGTGGAGCTCCAAGAGAATGATGAGGAAATCTCTGAAATGAAACACGATCCTAAAAATGCTGAAGGCCAGTCAGTCGCTTCAGTTGACAAAGCAGGTGATGCAACAGGAACAGCGCCAAAAAGAAAAATGGCCGGTGGAACTGCTGCTGATAACACTAAAAAAGATCCAATGCCAAAGACTAAGGCTGGTTTGATTGCCGCTATGGTAACCAATATGCAAGGTATGAAAAAACAAAAGTTAGATGCCATGTATAAAATGAATATGAGTACCAGTGAAGAAGACTTTGCCGGCGAACCAATCGCTGAAGAAGAAGTCAAAGATCAAGTTCAAGTCGAAGTTGATTTTAAAGATGATCTTAAAGCACTTGTCAATGAAGAAGCTACGCTGTCCGATGAATTCAAGCAGAAAGCAGAAATCATTTTTGAGACTGCAATCAATGCAAAAGTAAATGCTGAGATTGATAGACTCGAAGAGAAGTATAATGAGGAGTTCACTGCTGAAGTTGAGCAAACAAAAGCAGACCTCGTAGAGAAAGTTGACAGCTACCTAAACTACGTAGTTGAAGGCTGGATGGAAGAGAACAAGTTAGCTATCCAAAATGGTTTAAGAACTGAGATCGCTGAAGACTTTATGAACAAGTTAAAAGGCTTATTCACAGAGTCCTACATCGAAGTGCCAGAAGGAAAAACTGACATGGTCGAAGAGCTAGCAGACACCGTTGATGACCTTGAAGTAAAACTTAATAAGGCCACAGACGATGCCATAAACATGGCAGAAGAGTTAGAAAACTATAGAAGAGACGAAGTAATAAGAGAAGCTTCTAAAGATCTAGCAGACACTCAAGTCGAAAAGCTTACACAGTTAGTTGATAATATTGATTACGAAGACCAAGAAACTTTTGCAACAAAAGTAGCAACAGTTAAAGAATCATATTTTAAAACTAATAAAGTATCAGGTACAGAAGAAATTGAAGATGATGATTCTCCAGTAGAAGTATCAGGTTCAATGGATCAGTATCTTAAAGCAATCAAAAAAACCGCAATAAAATAGGGGGTACAGATGCAAAATACAGTATCTTACGACAGGTTGGTTGAAAAGTGGGCACCAGTACTTAATGAAGAAACTGCTGGTAAAATCACCGATCACCACAGAAAAGCTGTTACAGCTGCAATACTCGAAAATCAGGAAATCGCTTTAAGAGAAGAAGGAATGATTACAGAGGCAGCACCAGCTAACGCTACAACAAGTGTAGCAAATTGGAACCCTGTATTGATTGCACTAGTTAGACGTGCTATGCCAAACTTAATGGCATACGATGTCTGTGGTGTGCAGCCAATGTCAGGTCCTACAGGCTTAATCTTTGCCATGAAGTCAAGATATGGCGGAGGTTCAACATCAAATAGAGAAGCACTATTTAATGAAGCTGAGACAACATTCTCAGGCGATAGTGGCGGAACACACGATTCTGATAATACATCAGGTTTAAATAACATTGACTCAGCAGCTCAAGATTCAAACCTAGATGACCAAAGATTAACAGCTCTAGCAGCCGGCGGTATGTCAACAGCAAACGCTGAGGCACACGGTAGCTCAGGCGAGACATCTTTCAGAGAAATGGGTTTCACTATCGAAAAAGCAACCGTAACTGCTAAGTCAAGAGCGTTAAAAGCTGAATACAGCTTAGAATTAGCTCAAGACCTTAAAGCTATTCACGGTCTTGACGCTGAGACAGAATTGGCAAACATCTTGTCAACAGAAATCTTAGCTGAAATTAATAGAGAAGTAATCAGAACTCTTAATTCACAGGCAAAAACTGGTGCACTTCAAACAAACACCGCTATCAATGGTATCTTTAATATTCAAACAGATGCTGATGGTAGATGGTCAGTTGAGAAGTTTAAAGGGTTAATCCTTCAGATTGAAAGAGAAGCTAATATTATTGCTAAGCAGACACGTAGAGGTAAAGGTAACTTTATTATCTGTTCATCTGATGTAGCATCTGCATTAGCTGCAGCTGGCATGATGGATTATACACCTGCAATGTCAACAACATTAAACGTTGATGATACAGGTAACACTTTTGCTGGTACGCTTAACGGCAGAGTAAAAGTTTACATTGATCCGTATGCAAATACTGACTACATCAACGTAGGCTATAAGGGAACTAACCCATACGATGCAGGTCTTTTCTATTGTCCTTATGTACCACTAACAATGGTAAGAGCAGTAGGTGAAGATACTTTCCAGCCAAAAATTGGATTCAAGACTAGGTACGGCATGGTGTCAAACCCATTCGTAACTTCTGGTCCGCATGATGGCTTAGCTACAGTTAAGACTAACCAGTACTACAGAATATTCAGAGTTGATAATATTCTAGGTGCCTAAATCTTAGCACTTTTTAAGAGAGGAGCGCACAGCTCCTCTTTTTTTTGATATAAATAATAGTATGGCATTAACAACAAACTTCAATTATCTTCAGCCAACCGGCTTTAAACTTATAATAGATAGGACAAACTATCCTAACTTGGATTATTTTGTTCAAGACTTTACACACGCTGGTGTAATAATGAATTCAGCAGATCTTTCATTTCGTAAAATTGCTGCAGTACCAATGCCTGGTGACAAGTTAACTTATAACGAAATGTTAGCTAATATAATATTAGATGAGGATATGAAATCATACACCGAGATGCATGATTGGATGAGAAGAATTTTAGATCAAGACAACGTAAATCCCAGTCAAAGATTTCAAAATGCAGCGTTACCGCCAGCAGCAGCTGATATAACTTTGTCTATATTGAATAGTTCTAATCAACCTATAATTAGAATAAAATATAGAGATGCTATACCAGTAGCTTTAACAGACATACAATTTCAAACAACAAGCGGTGGCGATTCTTTTTTAACTTTTGGAGCATCTTTTAGATTCACATACTTTGATATTCTTAGAAAGAATTCAACGACTGGATCTTTTACAGAGTCGTTCACAGTAACAGGTAATGTTATCGGAAACAGATAATATATATTATTGGAGAGATTATGATAGATTTGAAACAAGTCCACGAATCGTGGCAAAGAGATTGTGTTATTAATCAAACAGACTTAGTACACACATCAAGACAAACTCCCATATTACATTCTAAATATTTACAGCACTGGTCAACTGCTAAATTAGAATTAAAACGTGTAGAATTAGAACAAAAAATGTTATTAAAACAAAAATGGTTATACTATAACGGTAAGATGGATAGAACAACAATTGAGAGTAAAGGATGGGAACTTGATCCTTTTGATGGTTTAAAAATATTAAAAGGTGAAATGGATTACTATTATGATAGTGATCCTGAGATACAAAAATCAGAAGAGAAAATACAATATTGGAAAACAGTTTTAGAAACATTATCAGAAATAATAGACAACTTAAAATGGCGTCATCAAACGATATCAAATATAATAAAATGGAAACAATTCGAGTCAGGAAACTAAATCACTCAATAATACAAATTGACTGTGGTAGCGGCACAAAGGCAGAGCTAAGAGACTTTTTTTCTTTTTATGTGCCTGGGTATAAGTTTATGCCAGCATATAAGAATCGTGTATGGGACGGTAAGATAAGATTATACAATCAAATTACTAGCGAGTTACCTGCAGGATTATTTCCACAAATATTAAAATTTGCAGAATCAAGAGAGTATGAAGTTGAAATACTAGAAAGTGATTACGGTAGTCCAAACATTGGAAATCCAATTGATGTTGATATGCTTATGGCTTTCATAGAAGATTTAAATATGCCATACACAATAAGACCATACCAATTTGATGCTGTTGCTACCGGCATACAAAGAAAAAATGCTATATTACTATCTCCTACCGGTTCAGGTAAGTCATTAATAATATATGTTTTAGTCAGATGGTATTTAGAAAATTATAAAGATAATGTCTTAATAGTAGTTCCTACGACATCATTAGTAGAACAATTATATACTGATTTTAAAGATTACGGTTTTGATGTAGAAAATAATTGTCACAGAATATATTCCGGAAAAGATAAGAATACCGATAAAAGAGTTTTAATTAGTACTTGGCAATCAATTTATAGATTACAACATCAATGGTTCGAACAATTTGGTGCAGTGTTTGGTGATGAATGCCATGGTTTTAAATCTAAGTCACTTACAACTATTATGAATAAATGTAAAGAAGCTGAATACAGATTTGGAACAACAGGAACTCTAGATGGTGCACTAACACACGAGTTAGTGCTACAAGGTTTGTTTGGTAAAATATATCGAGTTACAAGTACAAGACAACTTCAAGATGACGATACTCTTGCAAAGTTAATGATACAAAGAATAATATTAGAGTATGATGATAACATAAGAAAAGGATTTGGTAAGCAGTCTTACCAAGACGAGATACAGCATATAGTAAACTATCAAAGAAGAAATAAATTTATTCGTAACCTAACTCTAGATTTAAAAGGTAACACGTTAGTTTTGTATAATTATGTAGATAAACACGGTAAGCCGTTATATAATCTTATAAAAGAAAAAGCGAATGAAAGTCGCAAGATTTTTTTCGTGTCCGGAGAAACTGCAACATCTGATAGAGAAGGTATAAGGGCAATAGTTGAAAAGCAAAAAGATTCAATAGTTGTAGCATCACTTGGTACTTTTAGCACCGGTATAAATATTAGGAACTTACATAATATAGTGTTTGCTTCACCATCAAAATCTCAAATACGTGTGTTACAAAGTATAGGTAGAGGTTTAAGAAAAACTGATGACGGAAAAGATACGACGTTATATGACATTGTTGATGATATAAGTTGGAAGTCTAGAAAAAATTATGGTATACTACATGGTGATGAAAGACTTAGAATATACGGAAGAGAAAAATTTAACCATAAAACTTTTAAAGTAAAACTATGACAGAAAATATTAAACATTTAAAACTTACTAATAATGACGAGATAGTTTGTGAGGTAGTCAGCTATCCAAACGATGAAGAAAGCGACGAGATTATAATTAAAAAAGCTTTAAAAATAATTACTGTCGAAGATTATTTTAGAGGATTTAGATTTTTTGCATTTAGACCATGGTTATCTTTTCAAGACGATCCAGCAACTTTACAATCCTTAAATGCTACACATGTAATTGTAACTGCTAATCCTTCACCAGACATGTTAAAATATTATAAAGCAACAATAAGAGCAATAAATGCTGAAATAAAAAAACATGGTAACAGAAGAAAAGCGTATGAAAATTTAGATGAAATACAGAAAGCTGTAAGTGAATTAACAGATGATGAAATGGAAGACTTTCTAGCAGAAAAATATGGAAAACAATATAATGAAGAGCCGGTGATTAACAATGATTCAGATAGTGATAACATAATAAAATTTAAACCTCGCCCTAAAACTGTACATTGATACATACTCCCTCTCCCTAATATACTATATTATTTTACCATACTTTTTAAGTTTTGTAAACAATTTTTTTCGTCACTAAGAGAAAAAAATAACTATGTACTTTTACACAGAATAGTGTATAATATTATTAAAAGGTGGAAAAATGGCACGTAAAAAAAGTATTCATTATGTGAATAATTCTGATTTCTCTACTGCTGTCGTCAGTTATGTAGAAAAAGTAGAAGAATCAAGAAAGAAACAAATAGAAATACCAAAAGTTCCAGACTATATTGCACAGTGCTTTCTAAGAATAGCAGAAGGATTGTCACATAAAGCTAACTTTATAAGGTATACCTATAGAGAAGAAATGGTAATGGATGCAGTAGAAAATTGCTTAAAGGCTATAGGAAATTATAACTTAGAAGCCGCAACAAGAACTGGTAAACCAAACGCGTTTGCATACTTTACACAAATCACTTGGTATGCGTTCTTACGTAGAATAACTAAAGAAAAGAAACAACAAGAAATAAAACTTAAGTATTTAACTAAATCAGGCGTGGAAAACTTTGTTGATGTCGGAACAGAAAAAGTTGCTGAAAATCAAGCTTCTTTTTTTGTTGATACTTTAAGAAACAGAATTGAAAGAGTAAGAAGCTCTGATAATGAAATGAAAGAAATAGTTAAAAAAGAAAGAAAGAAAAGAAAAGTAAAATTAGCAGATTCAGACTTAACAGAGTTTATGCAATGAAGATAGCAATATTGAATGATACTCACTGTGGTATCAGAAACTCTTCTGAAATATTTTTAGATAATGCAGAAGACTTTTATACTAATGTATTTTTTCCAGAGTGTGATAAAAGAAACGTTAAACAAATAGTTCACTTAGGTGATTATTATGATCATCGTAAGTTTGTAAATTTTAAAGCACTAAATCATAATAGAAGAGTATTTTTAGATCAAATAAGAAAAAGAAACATGTTAATGGATATAATACCAGGGAATCATGATACTTATTTTAAAAATACTAATGAGCTTAATTCATTGAAAGAATGTTTAGGTCATTATATGAATGAAATCCACATTGTAATGGAACCTACAGTAATGCAGTACGGTTCTTTAAGTATGGGATTATTGCCATGGATATGTGCAGATAATTATGAACAATCAATGAACTTTATAAGAGACTGTAAAGCAGATTGGCTAGGATCACACTTAGAATTAAATGGATTTGAATTTGCGCTTGGTATAAAAAGTACGCATGGAATGGACGCAAAGCTTTTTTCTAAGTTCGAACAAGTACTATCAGGTCATTTTCATACTGCATCACAACAAGGAAATATTTGGTACCTTGGTAACCCTTTAGAATTTTTTTGGTCTGACGCTCATGATCCAAAGTACTTTCACATACTTGACACTGAAACTAGAGAAGTAGAAAAAATAAGAAACAATTACACATTATTTGAAAAAATTGTGTACAATGATAAAGAAATGGATTATAATAATTATAGTAAAAATTTATCTAAAAAATTTGTAAAGGTTGTCGTTGCAGAAAAAACTGATCCTTTTACTTTTGATAGATTCATCGATCGTATACAAAACCAAGACATATATGAATTAAAGATTGCAGAAAATTTTAATGAGTTTATGGGTGCAAATGTTGATGATGAAGATATGAGTTTTGAAGATACAACAGAAATAGTAGATTCTTACATTGAAGCAGTTGATACTGATTTAGATAAAGATAAAATTAAGATACAAATGCGCGAATTAATGACAGAAGCACAGGCACTTGAAATAGCATGATAATTTTTAAATCGATTAAATATAAAAACTTTTTATCTTCTGGTAATTATTTTACAGAAATACAACTTAATAAAGATAAATCAACTCTTGTTGTCGGCCATAACGGTGCTGGTAAATCTACCATGTTAGATGCCATATCATTTGCATTATTTGGTAAGCCGCATCGTAAGATTAGTAAAAATCAACTTATTAATTCTATTAATCAAAAACAAGCTGTAGTTGAAGTAGAATTTAAAATAGGTAAAGCTCAATTTAAAATTATAAGAGGAATCAAACCAAATACGTTTGAGATTTGGAAAGATAGTGTGATGATTAATCAATCATCGCATGCACTAGAATACCAGAAGATTCTAGAACAAAACATTTTGAAACTCAACCATAAGAGTTTCCATCAGGTAGTTGTGTTAGGAAGTTCATCTTTTATACCTTTTATGCAACTTAATGCTGGACATCGTAGGAATGTTATTGAGGATCTTCTGGACATTAATATATTCTCTAAAATGAATATACTACTGAGAGAAAGAAATGCGATTCTTAAAGAAAAGATCAATAAAATTAATAATGAAACAAATATCATTAAAAATAAAATAGAACAACAAACAAAGTACATAAGAGATATTGCTGCAGTTACTGAAGAAAATAAAAGTAAGTATCAACAACAAATTAAAAAAGGTAAAGAAAGAACAAAAAAATTACAAGACGAAAATAACGATATTAGTAAAGAGCTCGAAAAAAGTGATGCTATAGAAAAACTAAAAAGTCTACAAGAAGACAAAAATAAAATTATTGCAAACATTGCAGAAGTAAAACAAGAAATGAAAACTATAGCAAAACGTGGACTGTTTTTAGAAAAGAATGATGTCTGTCCTACTTGTGATCAAAATATTGAAAACAAAGATAAACTTATATTTGAAACTAAGAATGAAGCATATCAGATAAAGACTACATTAGATATGGTTGAAACTCATGGCAGCAATGTTGATAGAGAAATAAATTCATTAGAAGTTATTCTAAAAAGCATAAGAGAAAAAACTGATACAATGAACGCAAACAATAGAGAAATAGTATCAGTAAATCAAAGCAATGAAGAATTACAAAAATATTTAGAAAGTGAAGTCGCGGCAGACTTAACTGGTGCTAAAAAAGATTTAGAACTTATGAATTCAAACAAAGAATCGTTGTTTGAAGAAAAATTAAAAGTAAACGAACAGCACAGTTACAATAACGTTATAGCAGAAATGCTAAGAGATACTGGCATTAAAACAAAAATAATAAAACAATATTTACCGGTAATCAATAAACTTGTTAACCAATACTTACAAGTACTAGATTTCTTTGTTTCTTTCAATCTAGATGAAAATTTTAGTGAAACTATACGTTCTAGGCATAGAGACGATTTTACTTATGATTCGTTTAGTGAAGGTGAAAAACAAAGAATTGATTTGTCTCTACTATTTACTTGGAGACAAATCGCAAAGATGAAAAATTCTGTTGCAACTAATTTGTTAATATTAGATGAAACATTTGATTCATCTCTTGACCATGATGGTATCGAAAATTTATTAAAAATACTAAATACTTTAGATAATGATACAAACACTTTTATAATATCTCATAAAGGCGATATATTAGATGGTAAGTTTCAATCAAAAATAGAATTCATAAAAGAAAGAAATTTCTCTAAAATGAAAATATAACTGTGTACATTTGGTTAAAAATAGTGTATTATATAATAATAATAATAATTAAGAAGGAAGGTTTATTATGCAATTAAGTGAAACTACTCTCGATATTCTTCGAAACTTTTCAGCAATAAATCAAAACATGTTGATTAAGCAAGGCAACACACTTAAAACAATAAGTGAAGCGCGTGCTGTTGTTGCTACTGCAAACATTGCAGAGAGTTTTCCAAGAGATATTGGAATATACGATTTAAACGAATTTATTGGTGTTATGGGTTTGGTACAAGGACCAACACTTAACTTTCAAGATGACTATGTTATTGTCACAGATGAAAGTGGAAGGTCTAGCGTGAAATATTTTTATTCAGCGCCAGAAACATTAACGTCACCAACAAAAGATATTATAATGCCAGAGGCAGATGTTAAGTTTAAACTTGATAATGATACTCTTAACAAGTTAAAAAAAGCTGCATCGACACTTGGTCATAAAGAATTATCAATAACAGCGAAAGATGGTGTGTTAAGTCTTTCAGTAGTCGAAAATCAAAACACAACGTCAAATGCTTTTTCTATTGATATAGATGGTGAGTTTAAACAGGACGCTGTTTTTAACTTTATAATAGATATTTCAAATTTAAAATTACTTCCGGGTGATTATGATGTAGAAATATCTTCTAAACTAGTAACGCAATTTAGTATGGACAATATAAAATATTGGATTGCACTTGAGAAATCTTCAACATACGGAGCATGACATGTCAGATAATATAACTCAATTAAAAGATCTTGCAAACAAAGCAAGCAGAAGTACAGTAGCAGTGATTGATGCTGTAACTCAAAGAGGTGGTTTTAAAGGTGAAGAGCTTTCAACCATCGGTGGACTAAGAGACCAATGTATTCAAATTATTCAAATAAGTGAAGCAATTCAGCAAGAAGATGCTATGAAAGATGAGAGTGCAAAGAAACCAGAAGAAAAGAAATAATGTCTGATCAGTTTCTATGGGTCGAAAAATATAGGCCAAAAACAATTAACGATATTGTTTTACCTAAGAACTTAAAAGACACCTTCCTTAAAATTGTCAAGTCGGGTGAACTCCCTAATATGTTATTAACCGGCACGGCAGGTCTAGGTAAAACGACAGTAGCCCGAGCTCTATGTACAGAGCTCGGCTGCGACTTTATTTTAATCAATGGTTCAGAAGAAGGTAACATCGATACGTTGAGAAATAAAATAAAGCAATTTGCTTCTTCAGTTTCGTTACAAGCTAACTATAAAGTTGTAATACTAGATGAAGCGGATTATCTTAATCCGCAGTCTACGCAGCCGGCGCTTCGTGGATTTATTGAAGAATTTGCAAACAACTGCAGATTCATACTAACTTGTAACTTTAAAAACAGAATTATTGAACCACTGCATTCAAGATGCGGTGTATACGAATTCAACACTAGCAAGAAAAATATGGCTGAGCTTTGCACAGTGTTTATGGAAAGATGTATGACTATACTTTCGAAAGAAAACATTAAGTATGGTGAAGCTGCAGTTGCTGAACTTATTATGAAGTTTGCTCCTGATTGGCGTAGAGTATTAAATGAATTGCAAAGATATTCAGTTAATGACATTATCGATATGGGAATTATACAATCGCTTAATGATAAAAATTATGATGATCTTTTCTCTTATTTAAAAAATAAAGATTTTAAAAAGATGCGAAACTGGGTAGTAAACAATATAGATACAGATGTAAGCGCAATATTCAGGGCAGTTTATGACAGAATGCAAGATAAAGTTTCACCTCAGTCAATACCACAACTTGTTCTATTGCTTGCAGATTATCAATATAAAAACGCATTTGTAGCTGATCACGAACTTAACGTGGTGGCTTGTTTAACGGAGGTTATGTCAGATGTTCAATTCAATTAAATTAACTTTATACACACAAGATGATTGTTATTATTGCCATGAACTAAAACGTAAACTAACGCAATGGGATTATAGCTTTAGAGAAATAAATGTAAGTTATGATTTGTTTGCAAAAGATTTTTTAAAGGAAAATAAACATCGCACAGTTCCTCAATTATATTGGAATAAAACACATTTAAACAAAGTTCCAACTGCAGAACTTACTAAGCAACACATAGAAGATGAACTTGATTATGAAAATTATTTAGGTGGAGTAGAAAATTGGGCAGTACGAAGAGCGTAGCAATTGTTGGTGGTGGAATAGCCGGCGTAACAACTGCTTACTTCTTAGCCAGAAAAAATTATAAAGTACGTCTATTTGATCCTAACGGAATTGCATATCAATGCAGCTATGCTAACGGTGGTCAACTTTCTGTTTGCAACGCAGAAGTTTGGAACACTTATAGTAACATAGTCAAAGGCATAAAGTGGATTAATAAAACAGATGCTCCACTTGCTTTTAGAATGGATCATTGGTCATGGAAAAAGATTAGATGGATTGCTGGTTTCGTAGGTGCAACTCTAACTAATTCATATGATTATAACACAAGAAAAACAATTGAATGGAGTTTACGTTCAAGAAAACTTTATAAAAAATTAATAAGAGAATTGAATCTTGATTTTAATCAAAAAGATTGTGGAATACTTCACATATATAAAAATAAAAAATCTTGGTATAAAGCGCAAAAAACTTTAGAAAGATTTAAAGATACAGGTTGGGGACGAGTCGTAAAGAAAGGTAACTTGTTAAAATACAATATAAAAACAAAATCAATTGTAGGTGCAACTTTTACTAAAGGTGATTCAGTTGGTGACATACATAAGTTTTGCAATCAAGTTTCAAATTACTTATATCATAACTGGGATTATAGGGTGAATGTAAACACAATAGTTCTAACAGATGAAGAAAAACATTGGTCACCAAAAAGAGCACACGCTAAAACACTAAGAGAACTTAAAAAAGAGTATGATGAAGTTGTCATCTGTGCAGGTGCATACACATCGGCTTTACTACCAAGTTTAAATATATATCCAATAAAAGGATATTCAGTATCATATCGTTATGATAATGCAATGCCTACTACATCTATATTAGATGATGATGCAAAAATTGTTGCATCGCCTTTTAGTAATAATGTTTTTAGAGTTGCTGGAACTGCAGAGCTTGCAGGTTACGATCACGATATAAGATTGGATAGAATAAAACCATTAAGAAGATGGGTAAGAAATAATACTTTTGTTCAAGATACAAGGCCAGAAACGTGGGCGTGTTTAAGGCCAATGACACCAAATATGTTACCCATAGCTTCAAAGTATAAAGACGTATGGGTTAATAGTGGTGCTGGTCATCTTGGCTGGACAATGGGAATGGCTCTAGCAGAAAAGGTAGCAAATGGTATATTCAAAAGTTAAAAAGATTCTAGATAAAGAAATTAAAAGACAAGACAATACGATCGAATTAATTGCAAGTGAAAACTTTGCGAGTCAGGCCGTTATGGATTTATGTGGTAGCGTATTTACAAACAAGTATGCTGAAGGTTATCCAAATAAAAGATACTATAATGGTTGCAAGTATATGGACGAGATAGAAGACTTAGCAATTAATGAAGTAACAAACTTATATAAATGCTTACATGCAAATGTACAGCCTCACAGTGGTGTAAACGCAAATACTGCAGTTTATCAAGCACTTATGAATCCGGGTGATACAATATTAGGAATGGATTTAGCAAGTGGCGGTCATCTAAGTCATGGAGCACCACCTACGTTAAGTGGTAAAGTTTACAAGTCTATAACTTATGGTGTAAAAGAAGATGGATTAATAGATTATGAACAGGTTGAAAAGATTGCAGCAATACATAAACCTAAAGTCATTGTAGCAGGCGCAAGTGCGTATTCAAGAAAAATTAATTGGCAAAGTTTTAAATACATATCTAACATGGTTGGTGCTAAGTTAGTATGTGACATGGCGCATTATAGTGGTTTGGTTGCTGCTGAAGAATATCCAAGCCCTTTACCTTACGCAGATGTAGTAACAAGCACAACACATAAGACATTGCGCGGTCCACGTGGTGGTATGATACTTTGGAATGATGGTGATTTAACTAAAAAAATTAACAGTGCAATATTTCCAGGAACTCAAGGCGGGCCTTTGATGAATATTATTGCAGCAAAAGCACAATGTTACATTGAAGCGCAAGAAAAAAGTTTTAAAGATTATATAAAGAATGTTATTGCTAACGCAAAAGCCATGGCAAAAACATTTGAAGAAAATGGATTACCTGTGTTAACCGGTGGAACTGATAGTCATATCATATTAATTGATCTAAGTAAGAATAAAATTAGTGGTAGAGAAGCTGCAGATAGATTGGAAGAAAACGGAATAACAGTTAATAAAAATGGTGTGCCTAACGATCCACGTAACTTTGTAGAAACAAGTGGCATAAGAATAGGTACTGCAGCAGAAACAACTAAAGGCCATGATAAAAAATGGTTTACAAATCTAGCAAAAAGGATTATAATAATATTAAATGGTTGAAATGGAAATGATAAATCAGTTTGTTAATCAGCTCGCAATGTGCGAGTTATTATCAGCACACAGCTTAATACAACCCTCAATGGCGTTTGAATGTGATCAAATACAAACCTTTATAAAAGAATCATATTTTGATAATGATTACAACGCTTGGATAAAATGGTGGGATGCAGTTGTTGTGCCAACCATTGCAGAGTTACAAGCCATGGTAGAAAATAGAATACAATGAATCCATTTGAATTTACAACAGCAATAAATTATTCTAAGAAAAATATTATGATTGATGATATTACTGAAAAAGCATATAATCCTTTTTTAGTTAATAGATCATTATCATACTTTCATGATACAGTTCTTGCAGCAAATGAGATGAATATTAATCATCATATCGATAACCGCCTTCAATTTGATTTTTTTATAAATATAGTTAGAAAACGAAAAAGGTTTTCTAAATGGTTTAAACCAGAACAAATTAGTGATTTGGAGACAGTTAAAGAATACTATGGTTACAGCAATGAAAAAGCCCGCCAAGTTTTAACACTCCTATCCACTGAACAAATAAATGAATTGAAAACTAAGGTGGCCAAAGGTGGAAGAAAATAATATAGTAGAATGGAACCCTAACAGTATGTTAGAGGTTACGTTAAATGAGCCGGATGATTTTTTAAAGATTAGAGAAACATTAACACGAATAGGTGTTGCTTCACGTAAAGACAATAAACTCTATCAATCATGTCACATTCTACACAAACAAGGACGATACTTCATAGTACATTTTAAAGAATTATTCTTATTAGATGGTAAGAAATCTAACTTAGAAGAAAATGATGTTGCAAGAAGAAATACAATAGCAACACTAATGAGTGATTGGGGTTTATTAACAGTTGATAACAACAATAATTTAAAACCAATTGCACCACTAAGACAGATTAAAATAATATCTTATAAGGATAAAGGACAATGGGAACTTTGTCCGAAATATAATATAGGTAATGGAATAAAAAATTAACTTTACCTATGTACTTTTGAAAAAAAAGTACTATATATAATATAGGATGCCGAATAATTCGGGTTCGTTAAAATAACCTTGCTTAATAGGAGGATAACTATGACTGGAAATTTTGTTTTCCCAAGAAACGCTTTTTTAGGTTTTGACCATATTTTCGACGCATTACAAGATATACATGTGCATGCAAACGATGGATACCCACCACACAATGTTGTAAGAGACGCTGAACAGAAGTACATCATCGAGATGGCTGTTGCTGGTTTCAATAAGAAAGACATTGAAATAAAGGTGAAAGAACATATTCTAACCATCAAAGGAAATAGGGACAAACGTAGAGAAGCAGATGCATACGTTCATAAAGGAATTAGTGGACGTAAGTTTGAAAAGTCATTCAGACTGTCGGAATACACCGAGATAACTGGTGCCGATCTTACGGATGGAATATTAACTGTCAAACTTGAAGTAGTTTTACCGGAAGAGAAGCAGCCTCGTACAATTAATATTAAATAATTAACGAGGATTAAATGACAACAATGCAACTCACTGCATCAGTATGCAGTTTCTGCGACGCCGTAGCGTCAAAATTCAAAAGTGTACTTAAAAACTGGCAATTTGCTAGACAGATGTCTGCAAACAGAATAGTTGCTGAGCAACTAATACACTTAGGCCATCATAATCAAAAAGAGTATAGTCAAATTCTGCAAAGAATGAATGATAATACTATAAACGAATATCATGGTAAATACTAATGTGGCCGTACACTGAAGAAGAAAACGACTACTTATCCAAATAAAACAAAGGCGAGTTTAGTGCTCGCCTTTTTTATTATAAATAGTAATTTATAGGAGGTATGCTATGAATATAGAACAGTTACGAAAAGAACTTGAAGTGGATGAAGGAGTTAAGCATGAAATATATAACGATCATCTTGGCTATGCTACTTTCGGTATCGGTCATCTGGTTAGGGATTCAGATCCTGAACATGGACAAGAAATTGGAACACCTGTATCAGAAGATAGAGTTATCGAAGCCTTTGATGAAGACGTCCAAATCGTGCTCGCAGATTGTGAGCGATTATATAACGATTTTAATGTCTTGCCAGAAGAATGTCAATTAATTATTGCTAACATGATGTTTAATATGGGTAGACCTAGGCTCTCAAAATTTAAAGGTATGAAAGCTGGTGTCGATGCACAAGATTGGAACAAGGCTGCAGACGAGATGATAGACTCAAATTGGTATAAACAAGTGCCTAACAGAGCAGGTAGGTTAGTGAAAAGAATGAGAGCACTAGCAAAATGACAGATTTAGATTTTGATTTTGGTTTTACTGCAGTTACTGAAGATGAGCTTGAAGCTGTTCAAAAAACTAAAGTATCAGCAGAAGGAGCTCAAGAAAAACTTGAAAAGCTTTACAATGCTATTACACCGTTGTTAACTAATTTAAAAAAGAATCCAGAAAAGGAGTACATACTTTGGCCTAATCGGTTAAAAAAAGTAGAAGAATTTGAGGATTACATACAAAAAATTTATTTAGATTAATCCTTTACTTTTCTTTAAAAGTATGGTATAATTAATTATAATGAAAAATTTTAAAACATTTTTATTAGAAGCACAAGGTAAAGGTCTTACAATGTTTGACGTTGATGAGACTATGTTTATAACAAAAGCTAAAGTAAAGGTAGTAAAAGATGGTAAAGTCATTAAAAAACTTGATAACCAACAGTTTAACACGTATAAGAAAAAAGCTGGAGAAGAGTATGACTTTGGGGAATTCAAAAACGCCGAAGTATTTAACAGGACTTCAACACCCATCGCAAGAATGATTAATAAAGTTAAAGTTATTCTTAAGAACGCAGTAAGAAAAGGTTCAAAAGTAATTATAGTAACTGCAAGACCTAACTTTGATAATAAGAAATTGTTTTTAGACACGTTTCGAAAGCAAGGTATAGATATCGATAAAATATATGTTGAAAGAGCTGGTAATCTTGGTGGAGGACCAGCTGCAGATAATAAAAAAATTATATTTAGAAAATACTTGGATCAAAAAATATATAAAAGAATTAGACTATTTGATGATGCAAGAAGTAATTTAAAAGCTTTCTTATCATTACAAAAAGATTATCCGGATGTAAGCTTTGAAGCATTTTTGGCGAAACCAAATGGTTCAGTTAACAGAATCCGCTAAAGAATATTTAAGTAGTATTGCCGATGGTGACATGGTTACATTAGGCGTTAAAGGTGGTGGATGTTCAGGTTTTACTTATGTATGGGACTATAAGAAAAATTGGCCTAACGTTAAATGGGGTAAACCTATAGAAAACGTTTTAGTACTTGATCCAATGGCAGAAATGTTTGTTTTAGGATGCACAATAGATTATGTAAAAGAACTCGGCGGTTCTTACTTGAAAGTTATAAATCCAAATGCGGTTGCTTCATGCGGCTGTGGAGAATCTTTCGCCGTTTAATTAACATGTTAAAAACAAAAGAGTGTACTTTTACTGAAAAGTAGTGTATAATATTATTATATTTACAAAAAGGGAGTACATATGTCTAAATTACAACAACACTACATTAATTTTCAATCACAACCAACAATACAACATAAAATTTTATATTTACAAAAAAACCAAAAAGAACTATCAACTTACAACATAAACGTACCAAACTTAATTTCACACTGGTCTAAACAAAAAGAATCATAATGGCATTTTATACAAACGTACTTCGGTACAAAAACAATATCTTCTATCGCGGTTACTCAGATAACGGCGATAGAGTTATGCGTAAGGATTATTATCAACCAAAATTTTACGTGTCATCAGATAAAAATAGTACAAAGAAAAGTTTAGATGGTCAAAGCGTTGGCTCTATTGATTTTGACAGTATGTATGAAGCAGGCCAATGGTATAAAAGCAACATCGATGTTTCAGGTCGCAGTATATATGGCAATAAAAAATTCGTACAGCAATATATCACAGAAAAATTTCCAAGAGAAATAAAATTTAATCGTGAGTTTATAAACGTTGGTACGTTCGATATTGAAACAGATTATGATAGTGGCTTTCCACATCCTAACGAAGCATCACAGAGAATATTATCTATATCATATAAATCAAGTAAATCAAAATTATATCACGTTTGGGGTTATGGTGATTATGATATTGATAAAGCACTCATACAACCTGTAACATACTATAGGTGTAAAGATGAAGCAGAACTTTTACAGAAGTTCATAGAATTTTGGTCTCATCCAAACAACACACCAGATATTATTACCGGTTGGAATACTAGATTCTTTGATATACCATATGTAATGAATCGTACAGCAAAAATATTAGGTATAGGTGAGCTTACAAAGTTTTCACCATGGGGCTTAAAGTCAGAATATAGACAAATTAAAAGACGTGGTAGTGAAAATGATGTGTATGAAATACCTGGTATACAAACTCTTGATTACATGGAATTATTCCAAAAGTTTGGATATACTTATGGCGCACAAGAATCTTATGCATTAAATCATATTGCATATGTAGTGTTGAACGAAAAGAAACTTTCATATGAAGAATCAGGTTCACTTAAAAATCTATACAAGGATGATTATCAAAAGTATATTGATTATAATATGAAAGATGTACAGCTTGTTGACCGGTTAGAAGAAAAACTTGGCTTGATTACATTAGCTATGACTATGGCATATAAAGGTGGTGTAAACTATCAAGACACGTTTGGTGTAACTGCAATATGGGAATCAATTATTTATCGTAGGTTAAATGAAAATAACATTGTTACACCATTAACACAAAGAATTGATAGTTATTCACCAATAGGTGGAGGTGATCTAATTGCAGGCGGTTATGTTAAAGATCCAAAAGCAGGTAAATACGAATGGGTTGTATCTTTTGATTTAAACTCTCTATATCCAAATATTATTGTACAAAACAATATGTCACCAGAAACTTATAAAGAACAAACACCCGATAGTAACTTTGCTAAAGCTGGTAAAGAAGGCTATGAAACATATTATAGAAAAGATGAACAAGGCGTACTACCAAAAATAATTAAAGAATACTATGATGAGCGTGTTTCTATAAAGAAACAAATGTTGGCAGCAAAAAGTGAAATGCAAAAAGGTTATACTTTTGAACTTGATAAAGAAATAAGCAATCTAGATAATAGACAAATGGCTATTAAGATTCTACTAAACAGTTTATATGGTGCACTTGCTAATAAACACTTTTTATATTTTAGTCATGGTTTAGCAGAAGGTGTAACTCTTACGGGTCAGCGTGCTATTAAATGGGCTGAAGCAACAATGAATCGTGAATTACGAAAGCTTTTAAAAACAGAAGATGATTACGTGATTGCTATCGATACAGATTCATTATACGTTAACTTTGGTCCACTCATTGAAAAATTTAAACCAACAAATGCAGTTTTATTCTTAGATAAAATTTGTAAAGAGCATTTTGAACCTGCAATTAAAAAAGATTATGATAAGTTTTTTAAAATTCTTAATTCATATGAAAATAGAATGATGATGGCAAGAGAAGCAATATCAGATGTAGGTATTTGGACTGCAAAGAAAAGATATATACTTAACGTACATAACAATGAAGGCGTTCAATACAAAGAACCACAGCTAAAAATTATGGGTATTGAAGCTATCAAGTCATCGACTCCGGAGATTGTACGTAATAAGTTTAAAGAAAGTTTTAAACTAATTGTTTCGAGTACTGAAAGCGAAACACAAAAATTTATTAAAGATTTTAAAACACAATTCAAAAGTTTATATCCTGAAGATGTATCTTTTCCTCGCAGAGTTACAAGTATAACTGATTGGCATGACAGAAGAACTATATTTAAGAAAAGTTGTCCTATACATGTAAGAGGTTCGTTACTGTTTAATCACTATATAAAACAATATAAGCTGCAAAACAAATATGAATTAATTACAAATGGTGATAGAATTAAATTTGTATATTTAAAGTTACCAAACTCTATAAAACAAAATGTTATTGCGTTTAAGGATGTTTTACCAAAAGAATTAAATTTACATAGATACATAGATTATGATTTACAATTTGAGAAAACATTTATAGAACCGCTTAACTTAATACTAAACCCTATCGGCTGGTATGCCGAAGAACGAGCAACATTGGAGGATTTTTTCGGATGAGTACAAATTGGTTTAAAGATATGCAAGATATGCATAAAAAATATGGAGTTAACAAATGGATGCAAGCTGAACAGCAATCTGACGTTGACTGGAGAAAGATTAACAAGTTCATGGAATTTAGAATTAAAATGATGCAAGAAGAACTTGATGAAACTAAAAAAGCGTATGAAGATAAAAATGAAGAAGAAATTGTTGATGGTATTATCGACTTATGTGTATTTGCGATTGGTACTTTAGAAGTATTCGGTGTTGATGCCAATAAAGCATGGGATGAAGTTTACAGAGCAAATATGTCAAAAGAAGTTGGAATTAAAGAAGGCCGCCCTAATCCACTTGGTTTACCAGACTTGGTAAAACCAAATGGTTGGAAAGGTCCAAATCACGAAGGTAATCATGGAAATATCACTGACTCTTTTCAATAGTATTTTTGATAACAAAACTGGCCAAAAGCTTACATTTAAAGACTTTAATAGTTTTGAAAAAGCGTTATATGGTTTAGCTGAACGTAGAATAAAATCAAAGAAAGACGCACCATTAATGTCACCTGCTTGTTACAAGCCAGAGACTACTCGTAAGAATGACAATGTTACGATGTGGTCAAGTTGGTGTGCGGTTGATGTAGATGATTTTAAATATGAAGGAGATCTATATGGAAATTTACGTACACGGTTTAATAATTATAAGTTCGTTTGTTACTCTACTGCTAGCTCTACACAATCTCTTCCAAAGTTTCGCCTTGTCTTCCCTCTTACAAAAACAGTTCCGGCTAAAAAGATTCGACACTTTTGGTTTGCTCTCCAAACGGAACTCGGCGACCTCGGTGATAAACAAACCAAAGATTTATCTCGCATGTATTATATACCAGCAAAATATGATAATGCTTTTAACTTTATCTTTAGTAACAATGGCAGTTCTATCAATCCAGATATGGTTATGAATAAGTACCCTTATCGAGAAAAAAATAGTAATAGTTTTTTCGATAGATTGCCAGAAGATATGAAGAAGGAAATCATCGAGCACAGAAAATCAAAGCTTGATAACAGTAATATAAATTGGTCATCATATAAAAATTGTCCGTTCTTTCCTAGACAATTAGAAAAAGAATATAGAATGATAAGTAATTCTGGTTGGTATCATAAGATGTATCAAATCATGGTTGCCACTGCAGGAAACGCAATAAAAAATAAATATCCTATTACAGCTCAAGAAATTACTTTTCTATGTAGAGAGCTTGATGCAGAGACTGGTAATTGGTATAAATCTAGACCAATGGAAAAAGAAGCTGATAGAGCTCTAGAATACGTTTACAAAAGTATTTAACACGTTAATCACTTTTTTGTGTACATTTACTTATTTTTAGTGTATAATAATACTATAAAATTAAAAAGGGAGTTGTAAATGTACAATTACGATACAATAATTAAACAATTAGAAGCAATGTCACTTGCTCATCAAGATGAGTTTGCACAAAAACTTATTGAGAAAAATTCTCCATTAGCAGTTACACTTTCAACTAAGATCAATATTGCTCATCAAGATAAGTTTTATACTAATAGTCCTGAGATGATTGAATCTTTAGAAGGAAGAGGTCACTATGGCTCATCCATCTGAAATTATTAATACAAACAAGCATCCATTTACTGGCGTAACATGGCCAGTTATAGGATCAAAAGGCGATGAATATAAAGTTACTATGTACGATAGTGGTTTCAGTTGTACATGTATTGCATTTAGAAAATGTAAACACATTAAAGAAGTTGAAAAAAGAATTGTTGGAGATAGTTAACATGTTAATAACAAAAATTGAAATAAGTGAAAAAAAAGGTGTACAAAGCCTTTTTTATATGGTATAATATAACTATAAAATAAAAAATTAAGGGAGTTTTTTTATGAAACAATTAGAATTATTTACAAATAACTGGGGTGTTAACTCAGGTTTTGAAAGCTTAAGAGATAAGTTAAATGAGCTTATACCAGCAGCTGGTAAATGTGAAAATCCAATGTCAAAGAACAAGCATTTAGAAAAGTTCAGAAGAGCTCAAAATGCTGCTTATGATTTCTTTAACAATGGTCTTTGTAATAAAAGAGGATTGTTTGTAAGTATCTTTGCTCAAAACGAAAATTACTATATTGATAAGTGGAATATTCCTACAATGAATTCTTTCAGATATTTTACTAGAGATAGCTGGGATATGTGGGAAGATAATATTGAAAAGATCTTTACACCAATAATGTTAGCTGCGGCTAAAGAACAAGGAATTAAGTAATGAGAAAGTTCACTATTACATTCACTATGAAGAATGGTGATAAATGGGTTACTAATAAAGATACAAAAAAACAAATGAGCGAAGTTATTCAGTGTATCTTAAATGACGGCAGTGTTGGCGAAGGCTATGGTAAAGAAGTTATGAAATTTTCAGTAGAGGAGAGAGTATGAAATATTATTGGGATATAATTTTTATTTGTTGGGGTTTAAGTTTTATGGGAGGTTACATTTATGGATAATTTAGAATTAAATACAGCTTTTGACACAGATGGTGAAGTTAAGCATGATAATATGTTTTATATTGGTGACTTAGTTGATACTAAATATGGTCCAGCTAGAATTAAAAAAATTGAGCTAATGCCAGAAAAAAGACATTTCTCTAAGTGTGGAATAAATGTAAAAAAAATGTTTACAAGTATGATAGATCAGTGTATAATAGATCTAAATAATGGACATTGGCAGTATGGAGATGAAATTGAAATCATTGGTTAAAAAAGAATCAGTAGAAGTTTTAAATGAATGCATTACTTTACAACTTAAAAAGTCAGAAGATTATCAAAGTAAAGATTCAAACGTAAAACAAGCAATGCACTATCGTAGAGGTGTCGATAGTATACACGATATAATTCAAGGTAAATGTTATCGTGCGCAATCACTGTTAGAAAGTAGTGGTAATCCAAACTTCGAATCACTTGAAGATACATACAAAGATATAATTAACTATTGTTCGTTTGCAGTATCTTACATGCGTGGCAAGATGGAAGGTCAATCCTCCGATAGAGATATGTTTAATAAAAAAATAGAACATCCTTTAAGAAAGATAAAAATATGATACATCCAAATACAACTGATATAAAACATTATTTCATTGATGCGTTAGCCAATGAAGAATTTGTAACCGATAGAACCGGACAAAAAACTATTGAAATGATTGGTGCATCTTTTATGGCAGACAAACCAGCTATATTTGGTACACCAAGTGATGAATATATTGAAATAGAAAAAGCTTGGTACGAAAGTCAATCAACAAACGTAAACTGGATGTCAGATACTTATAATAGAAACGTTCCAAAAGCATGGTTGGGTGCCGCAAATACTTATGGTGAAATTAATTCAAACTATGGTCAGATAATTTATTCTGATAAGTACCATCACCAATACGGTAGAGTGCTTGATGAATTACTAGCAAACATCGATGGCCGTAGATCTACAATGATTTACACAAGACCGAGCATATGGGAGGAATATAATGAAGATGGTAAGAATGATTTCATATGTACTAACGCCGTTACTTATTACATACGCGATGGTAAAATACACTGCGTGGTCCAAATGCGTTCAAACGATGTCGTGTTCGGATATAAAAATGACTATGCTTGGCAGCTTCATGTTCTAACAGAACTAACGAAAGATTATAATGACTGTTACTTATCAAATGCTGCAGATGCAGATTATAGAAAAGAAATGGAAGTTGGTGACATAATATGGCAAGTACAAAACTTGCATGTTTATGAAAGGCACTTTGATCTTGTCAAATAAATGGGATATAAGATTTTTAGAAATGGCTAAACTTGTAGCGTCGTGGTCGAAAGATCCTTCAACACAAGTTGGTGCCATTGCAGTTAGAAATCGTACTGTAATAGCTCAAGGTTATAATGGTTTTCCTAGAGGTATTAGTGATGACTCATATAGGTACGAACATAAACAGTTAAAGTATAAAATGATTGTACATGCAGAAATGAATTTAATTTATAATGCTGCAGACAATGGTGTATGTTTAAAAGATTCTACTGTTTATGTTGTAGGTTTACCAGCTTGCGGCGAATGCGCAAAAGGACTCATTCAGGTTGGTGTAAAAAGAGTAGTTATGCCAGAACGTAGACATCTTGATGATAAATGGGCAGTATCGTGTGCAGATGCACAAAATTATTTTGATGAAGCAGGTGTAAAATGGGAATGGATAAAGTTGTAATAATTGGTCAGAATCCTTCTGGTGCAGAAAAGCCAAAGAAGAATGATACGATAGATAGATTATTAAATTGGTGTACAGCATGGGGTTTAACAAATTTTGAATTTATGAATTGTAGCGATGATGTTGGTGAAAAGTATAAAGTTGATTTTGATAAATTAGTTAAGTGCGAAGAGGCAAATAAAGTTATTGCACTTGGCAACGTTGCATCTGATTCATTACGTAAAGTCAATGTAGAACATTTTAAAATGCCACATCCATCTCCAAGAAATAGACAACTAAATGATAAACAATTTGAAAAAACTATGATACGTAAATGCTATAACTACTTACAAGGATAATATTATGAAAATACTCGTCACAGGAATGAATAAGAACCAAGTTACTGAAAACTTTTACTTAAAACAACAGTTAAAAGTTGTGCCATCACATTATTCTTTACTAAGATGTTTAAGAGATATGGGTCATGAAGTTGAACAAAGAATAGTAAAAGTTGGTGAAGACTTATCAGAATATGATAGAGTGATTTGTTTTCTTGCATCACCTACACAAAGGTTGCAATTAACTTTTTATAATGGCTTATGGTCAATATTTAATATCGATAAGAGTAAACTTATATTAGCATTTGATGATTGGAAATGTCCATGGATATTTAAAGATATTCAAAAAACAAATAATAAAGAAGGTTTATTGAAAGATTTTTTAATCGGTCAAAACGTAACAGATCCTCAAATAAGTAAAGAGTTTTTAGAACCATACGTTGATCAGTTATTAGAAGCTGTAGATTTTTTAGATAAGAAAGAAGCGCCTGTATTATTATCTGTATTTGCAACAGGTGATATGAATAAGTTATTAGAATATCCAGAAGATAAATTATTTAATTATAATCCAAATCCTTATCATAGAAACAGAATACCTGGTGATAGAGGTGATGTGGAGTTACATGATTTAAATTTTATGGAAGCACAACTACAACCGACTTATGAAGAAGACTTTATAAGTCCAGAGAATAAAGAAAAGAAATTTAACTTTGCATCACTAGCACATGGTAAAACATTAAGCTGGCTAAAAAAGCAAGATGTACCATGGGATATAGAATACTTTGGTTCTCGTAAAGATAATCAAAGAAGACTTGGTGAAAGCGATATGTGTAAAGTTTATGCAGAACAATGGGGTTGTTTAATGCCAGGATATGAACATTCAGGTTCAGGTTGGTGGAGAGCAAGACCATTACAAGTTGCTGATGCCGGTTCAATCTTGATTGGTGATTATGAAGAACTAATGGTATTATACGGTAATGAAGAAGCGGCATCAGTAAAAGCATCGCACCTTAAAGATATGAGTGTACAACAACTACAAGATCTAGCTGCACTCCAAAAAAAGTCGATATATATTAAACATCCGTTAAATAAAAATATACAAAAAAATGAATTGAAGAAGGCTTTGAATATATGAAAATATTAGTAGTAGGTGCAGGTTTTTCTGGCGCAGTAATTGCGCATCAGCTGGCAAAAGCTGGTCATGATATTACAGTAATAGATGAGAGAGATCACATAGGTGGTAACGCTTATGACTATACAAATGATAAAGGAATAAGAATTCACAAGTATGGTCCTCATTTGTTTCATACTAATAATAAGAAAGTATATGATTGGATAACGCAGTTTGATGAATGGGTACCATATAGACATAAAGTAAAAGCACAACTTTATGATGGTACGTATGTTACGTTACCAGTAAATAAAGAAACGAAAAGAATAGTAGGTGAAGAAAATATCATAAATACTTTCTTTGCACCATATACATACAAAATGTGGGGAAAGACTATAGAAGAACTTGATCCATCAATAATTAAAAGAATACCAAGTCGTGACGATGATAACGAATTTTACTTTCCAAATGATTTATATCAAGTATTACCAAAAAATGGTTATACAAGAATATTCGAATTGATCTTAGATAAAAAAAATATTAGTGTAAATCTTTCTCAACGTTTTCAAAAAAGAATGGAAAAAGAATTTGATCATATTTTTAATTCAATGCCGATTGATGATTACTTTGGATATGTCTATGGTAATTTACCGTATCGTTCAATAAAGTTTCATCATGTAGATTTACCTATGACAAGAGTATTACCAACTGGCACAGTAAACTTTACACATGATGGTCCATATACAAGAGTAACAGAATGGAAAAACCTTCCATGTCATGGTATGAATAGTAAGTTTACGACTTTAACTTATGAAGAGCCATGTGATTACATGGTAAATAATTTTGAAAGATACTATCCAGTAAAAGATGTCAACGGCGAAAACAGAAAAAAGTATGAGCAATATAAAAAACTTACCAAATCAAATATGACTTTTATTGGTCGTTGTGGTATGTATGTTTATATTGACATGCATCAAGCAATCAACTCAGCATTATCAACAGCAGAAAAATTTTTGGAGAATAACAAATGAAAATAGCACTAACCGGTTCAAGAGGATTTATTGGCAGTCATCTTAAAAAAAGATTAGAAGAAGATGGACATGAAATAATCGAATGGGATTTAAAACAAACTCCACCGAAGTGCATAAAAGACTTTGATATACGACAAATTTATGAAACAAATTACGTTATTCATCTTGCTGCATTTGCTGATGTAAGACAAAGTTTAAAAGAGCCAGAAAAATATTGGAAAAATAATGTAGAAAATACTACACGTATACAAAAAATTTGTCACTATAATAATATACCATTGTTGTATGCGTCTTCATCCTGTATTCATAATTGGTGGCTATCACCTTATGGTACGAGTAAAAAAGTAAATGAAGAAACTGCATACGATCATCAGGTTGGATTGAGATTTACTACAGTATATGGTGACGGTGCAAGAGAATCAATGTTAATTGGAAAATTACTAGATGGCTCAATCGCGTATCTCACAAGACACGTAAGGGACTTCATACATGTAAGTGATGTGGTAGAAGCAATAGTATTATTAATCAGTAAAGATATTAGAACACTAAAACCTGCATATGATATAGGTACAGGTAATGGTAACGTAGTAGAAGAACTTGGTAAGCTTGCAGGATGGGAAGGACTAGAAGTTACAGACGGCGATCCTTGTGAAGCGCAGGATAATACTGCAGACATAACTGAACTAAAAGCTTTAGGCTGGGAACCAAAGGTTAAAGTTGATGAATACATTGTACAACATACGATACCTCACTAATGAAGTATGCAAGCATAGTACCATTGATTGGAGGAGCTACGATTGCAATGCAAAATGTGTTGCAACGAAAACCGGAATATATAATAAGTTATGATGATTTCAAAGCAAACGATAATCATTTGGTGGAATACTATAAAGGAAGAGTTCCCTACTATCTTTATGGAGACAATGGGGTACCTGACTTACCTAGTGTTGAGATTATTAATACTGTTTGCCCATGTGCCGGTCTTAGTAGTCTTAGTCCTACAGCTAGTAGCGATGCTGCTGCTAACGATTGGATGCTTACCACTGCTAGTTTTGTTTTGGGTACACTCAAACCTCAAGTATTCTGGGGCGAAAATGCACCAGGACTTGCTTCAAACATCGGCAGACCAATTGTCAGAAAACTCAGAAAAATTGCACAAAAGTTTGGATATACTTTCTCAATTTATAAAACGAAGTCTATCTTACATGGGCTTGGACAGGTAAGAAATAGAACTTTTTATTTTTTCTGGAAAGGCGACAAAATACCACAGTTTGAATTTATAAAAAGAGACAATGAAAAAATTGAAGATACTATTCGTTCTGTTAAACGTGAATTTAAAGATCCAATGAATGTTCTTACCAATGAAGATATTCCTTCTAAGAATCCATATTACAGATACGTATTAGAAGAAATGTGTGGTAACATTACTCATAAAGAGTTTCAAGATACTAAAATAACACGCTCACAAAATGCTATGGATTATATTGAATGGAACGGTGAAAATTATAAAAATGTTTCTAAATGGATGTATTCTCAAGGTTATTCGAAGTTAGCTGAAAGATGTTTAAATATGCATGAAAAACTTTCTCAAGGTGGAAACATTATGAGAAAAATATGTCATTTTCCAAAAGGGACAATAGGTGCTTTTGTTGGTCACATGCCTAAACATTTAACACATCCAGACGAAGATAGATATTTAACTTTAAGAGAATGCCTTTCAATAATGAAATTGCCAAAAGATTTTAATTTACAAGGTGGCGTAAAAAATTTGAATCATATATGTCAAAACGTTCCTGTAACTACTGCTGAGGATATGGCAGTACACGTAGAAAAATTTGTTGATGGAAGACTAAGTAATCAAATGCTTGATACAGATTTTTTAATCCAAGACAATACAAATCATAAATTAAATTTTGAAAAAAACAGTGTACAACTCGATGCGTTTATGGTATAATATTATTATTTGTAGGAGAAATAAATGTCAATAATGGATAAATTAAAAAAGAACAGTAAGAGTGATTTTACTTCTATACTTGCTGATTCTAAATTCTTTAATGAAAAGGATATGGTTGCAACTGAAGTGCCAATGATTAATGTGGCATTATCAGGTTCGATGGACGGAGGCTTGGCACCAGGGCTGACAGTACTTGCAGGTCCATCAAAACATTTTAAAACATCGTTTGCTTTAATTATGGCAAGTGCTTATTTAAAAAAATATGATGATGCTGTATTATTATTTTATGATTCAGAGTTTGGTTCGCCTCAAGCTTATTTTGAAAACTTTGATATTGATACAACAAGAGTTCTGCATACACCAATTACAAATGTGGAAGAACTTAAATTTGATATCATTGCTCAATTAGAAGGATTAGATAGAAAAGATAAAGTGATTATAATTATTGATTCAGTCGGTAACCTTGCATCAAAGAAAGAATTAGATGATGCCATTAATGAAAAGTCAGTGGCAGATATGTCAAGAGCAAAAGCACTTAAAGGTTTATTTAGAATGACTACACCATATTTAAATATGAAAGATATACCTTTAATTGCTGTTAACCACACATACAAAGAAATCGGCTTATTTCCAAAAGATGTCGTGTCAGGTGGTACCGGTATTTATTACAGTGCAGATAATATTTGGATTGTAGGTAGACAACAGGACAAACAAGGTACAGAAATAAAAGGCTATCACTTTGTAATTAATGTGGAGAAATCAAGATATGTTAAAGAAAAGTCTAAGATTCCTATTTCTGTTAGTTGGGACGGTGGTGTTCAACATTGGTCTGGTTTGCTTGAGGTTGCTTTATCAGGTAACTATGTCAGTAAGCCAAGCGTTGGTTGGTATTGCCGAGTCGATAAATCAACTGGAGAATTGGTGGATCCAAAAGTTAGAGAAAAAGATACGTTAAATGAAAAGTTTTGGAAACCAATAATTGAAGATACTGATTTTAAAGATTATATTACTAGCAAATACTCAATAGTTAACGCTAATATTAATTTAAATAAAATGGATGCACATTAATGGTTCTAGAAGAAAACAAACATTTTGAAATAATACCAGATCATAATGATGAAAACGCTTGGAATGTAAGAATCTTAAAAGGTCCGTTTACTGAAACTGTTTTAAAATACGGTGTTATTAAATTTAATGAAATTCCAAAAAACATGTCTTTTAATTTTAATATTGTTTATACACCAGATACTGAACTAACAAGAGATGACTTCAATTTACAAGATTTTGCTGGTGCTTTATTAGAAAAAATAATATCAAATGGTATAAAAGATAAATCAATAATAACGAGAGAGATAATAGATGCAGATAACAACTAGTCAAAGATTAATTTTATTAATGGATGAAATATCTATCGCCAAAGGTAAATTAGAACCCCATGATACTGGACATATACACACCTCAATAAGCTATCTTGAAAGCCGAGTTGAAGAAGTACAAAAACAAATTGATGAGGAATTGAGAAAAGCTGCATATGCCTACTAATTTAGAACAAACTATATTACGTAATCTGTTAACTGATGAAAAGTATATGCGTAAAGTACTACCTTTTATCAAACCAGATTATTTTGAAGGTATCTATAGAATATTGTTTCGAGAAGCTGGTAAATTTGTTGCTAAGTATAACAAGTTGCCAAATGCTGAATCATTTAAAATTGAACTTGATCAAAGTGATAAACTAAGTGATGAGCAATATAATATGGCTATGGATATAGTACCGCAGCTATTCACTGGTGATACTGTAGACGATAAATGGCTAGTTGATACTACTGAAAAGTGGTGTCAAGATCGTGCAATATATCTTGCAATTATGGAATCAATATCAATTATTGATGGTAAACACGAACAATTAACTAAAGGTGCCTTACCAGACTTGTTGACTAAAGCTCTAGGTGTCGGCTTTGATCTACAAGTTGGCCATGACTACGTAGAAAACGCGGAGGAACGATATGAATTCTACCATACAGAAGAAGACAGGCTTCCATTTGATTTGGAATACTTTAACACAATCACCAAAGGTGGTGTCCCACGTAAAACTCTTAATATTGCTCTCGCTGGTACCGGTGTCGGTAAGTCTTTATTTATGTGTCATGTTGCTGCCTCGGCTTTAGTTCAAGGTCAAAACGTTTTATATATTACAATGGAAATGGCAGAAGAAAGAATAGCTGAAAGAATAGATGCAAATTTACTTGATGTTCCTATTGATCAATTAGATAAATTACCAAAGAACACTTTTAGTTTAAAAGTACAAGACATTGCGCGTAAGACACAAGGTAAATTAATAATAAAAGAATATCCAACCGGCTCTGCGCACGCTGGTCATTTTAGAGCTTTATTGAATGAACTTAAACTAAAAAGACAATTTGAACCAGACTTAATTTTTATTGATTATTTAAATATATGTGCAAGTTCTAGAATGAAAGGAATGGGCGGTGCAATCAATTCATACTCTTACATTAAAGCAATTGCTGAAGAATTACGTGGTCTTGCGGTCGAATTTGACTTACCGATCTTCTCTGCAACGCAAACGACTCGTAGCGGTTATTCTAACTCGGATGTTGGGCTTGAAGATACAAGTGAATCTTTTGGATTACCCGCTACCGCGGACTTAATGTTTGCTCTCATAACAACTGAAGAACTTGAACAGCAAGGGCAGTTCATGGTAAAACAATTAAAGAACCGTTACAACGATCCAACACTACATAAAAGATTTGTAGTTGGTGTCGATCGAAGTAAGATGCGTTTGTATGATGTAGAAGAAAATCAGCAAACTCTATCAGACGATACTCCAGTATTTGATAAGACAGAAACAGGAAAAAGATTTAAGGACTTTAAATTATAATGTTTTATAACATAGAAAAGTTAAATAAACTTGAAAAAAAATTATCTGAAAATTTAATGCAGGCTGATGGACACACTTGGAATCAAAGTCATAAACCTCATTGGATAAATTACAGACACGACATACCAAACTGCTTGTGTGTAATTAGAGAATATAGAAGTTTATTAGAACAATTAAAGGCAGACAATGAAAAAACCTGAAGTTTATAAAGTTGATCCAAGAACTATACACGTAGATCAGCGTAAAAAAGATACAAGAAGAGACGCTTGGGATAGAGACTATATGGGTTTTTATTATTTAAAAGAAGAACCAAAAACTACAAAAAAGATTTCAAATGCAACACCAGTTTTTATATTTGCATTCTTCTATATTTGTATATTAATAATGATAGGTAGTATTAAATGAAAGCAGAATTAATTAGTTATAGTAAACCTTCTGAATTTAGACTATGGTCTAGTGATAATGAAAAAGATGATGAAAATCCTAAAAATTTAGTTTTAGGCTCTCAAGATTTAATTGCATTTTGCGCTAGAGTTTCTAATCCTTCTAATCAGAATAATTCTGCAACAACTGAAAAGTTATTAAGATATTTAATTAAATATAAACATTGGTCACCATTCGAAATGGTTAGTGCTTGTATTGAAATAGAAACTACAAGAGACATTGCAAGACAATTGCTAAGACATAGAAGTTTTAGTTTTCAAGAATTTAGTCAAAGGTACGCTAATCCAGTAGAAGAGTTAGAATTTGTTGTAAGAGAAGCAAGACTTCAAGATAAGAAAAACAGGCAAAACAGTATTAAAAATACAGAATTAGCTTTAGATATGGGTTGGAAACGTAAACAAGAAGAAGTAATTAAAGTTTGTAAAGAGGCGTATAAGTGGGCAATAGAAAATGACGTAGCTAAAGAACAAGCTAGAGTAGTGTTACCTGAAGGATTAACTAGGTCTAGATTATATATGAATGGTACGATAAGAAGTTGGATTCACTTTATAGAATTACGCTCAGCAAATGGTACTCAAAAAGAATGTATGCAAGTTGCAAAAGCTTGCGGTAAAGCTATATCAAAAATATTTCCAATGGTAGAGGAGTTTTATGATGAATAAGTATACACAAGATATGACAGGAACTGGTGATCATGTAGAATTGCCTGAAGAAAAACCTAAAAAAATTTATGAATCACCTGATGGTGGTAAGACAGTTTACGAAAGAGATTTTGGCAAGAGCGAACGCAAATTAGTTAAATCTGATGATCCAGAGCCTGAAAGATATTATGATTGGATGTTATGGAAGTTTAGACAAGAAAGAAAGAAAAGAAATAGTTAACATGTTATGTTTATTTTTTTAAAAAAAGTGCATTTTTTAGTGTACATTTACAAAAAAACAGTGTATAATATAATTATAAAATAAAAAATTAACTATTAAAGGGAGTTTAGTTATGATAGAAGTAGTAGTTACATATAATAATGATTTTGGTGGTACGCCTTATAATGCGGCATCGATCAAAACTCAAACAAGTAACATCAATGAAGCATTAAATTATGCTTTTAGATACACTCAAAATACAGACGGTTCATGGTCTAAAAAAATCGGCAGCGATGCCAACGATAACGTCGAAGTTCTTCATTACAGAAACGACGGTTCTGGCTTAAGAAGCTCAATGGTTGGTGATACCTTCACTATCTGGTTCAATAATAAAGAATATAAAAAGTTTAAGTGTATGCCAATTGGTTTTCAGGAGGCTGTGTAATGGAAAAAAAAGTATTTGCTAGATGTCACTTTACTGATGATTACGTTCAGATTTTAACATACTTAGGTAACGGTTACTATGCAGTACGTTACCCAAATAATGACACACAAGAAGCTCATGAGTCATCATTAGATTTTGAAGGGAGAAAAATATAATGGGTATTTTTATTGGTAAGCACAAAAGATCAACATCATGGGTTGGAAGGTTTGATCCTTCTAACCCTGAAGATATGAAAGAATATGAAACAGTCAAAGCTGTTGTAAAAGTCGTTAATGCAAACTCTAGCAAAAAGTTTAGAGTCGAAAAGAAAGGTCGCAAACCAAAGTACGGTTTTGTTTACGGCGGCAATCCAAAAGGTGGTATGAAAAATGCCACATTATGGGATGTTTATATCTGGACAAGAAATGATTTAAGACGACCTGATGGATTGTCTTGGGGCGAATCAAGATATCCAGATCAGTCATGGAGTGAATACTCATGATTATTGTTGACTACAGTGGTATTGCTTTAGCAAGCATAATAATTAATAAAACGTTTGACGAACAACTAATTCGCCATATGATTCTCAACTCCCTTAGAATGTATCGAACAAGATACAAAGAAGAGTATGGTGAATTAGTTCTTGCTGTCGATGCGTCAAATAACTGGCGCAGGACAGCTTTTCCACAATATAAAGCAAGTAGAAAGAAAACTCAGAAAGAATCTACATTTGATTGGGGTGAAGCCTTTAGAATTTTAAACAAAATACGAGAAGAAATCGCCGAAAACTTTCCTTATACTGTTATAAGAGTTGACAAGTGTGAGGCTGATGATGTCATAGGTACATTAGTTACTCGAAATCCGGATCCAAACAGAGATTACGATCCTGAAAAGATAATGATAGTATCTTCTGATAGAGATTTCTTACAGTTACAAAAATATAAATTTGTAAGACAATACTCGCCACTTCTTAAAAAAGAATTAACTGTTGATAATCCAAGAGTATACTTACAAACACATATTATAAAAGGTGATAAAGGTGATGGAGTACCAAATATTTTATCTGACGATAATGTATTTGTTGAAGGTTTCAGGCAAACTCCAATAACTCAAAAGAAGATAGATAATATAATGGAAGATCTTGAAGAAGGTGAATTGCTTTATGCAGCTTCTTGGTATCGAAATTATTGTAGAAATAAAAAATTAATCGATCTAAGTGAAACACCACAAGAGCTCAGAAGAGAAATTATAAATAACTTTATGGCTGATAAGCCAGATTTACGATGGGCGAGACGAGGTAAAGTATTTCCATATCTTGTATCGAACAAGTGTAATCAATTGATTGAAAGTGCACAGGAGTTTATTTAATGAAACAGTATGTTTATGAAGTGCTTGAAGAAGTGGCAAAACAACGTAATCGTGATGATAAGATTAGAATATTAAAAGAGAATGAAACATGGGCTCTTAAAGATGTATTAAGAGGAACGATGGATTCAAAAGTATTATGGAACTTGCCTGACGGCCAACCACCATATACGCCATCACCATCACATTTCCACCCTGCAAATTTAACAAAAGAAAATCAAAAATTTAAATACTTTGTAAAAGGTGGTCCGGGCGATAAGTTGCCTGCTGTTAAGAGAGAACAAATATTCATAGGTATACTAGAAGGTGTGCATCCTGAAGACGCAAAAATTGTTATTTCAATGATCAATAAGAAAAAACCAAACGGGCTAAGCAGGCCGATAGTAGAGGAGGCATTTCCAAAATTACTACAGGACTGACTCTACTATCTTAAGAAAGGTAGAGAAATGTTACTACAACAACTTGAAAAAGATTTACAAATTCACGCATCAAAGTTACGCAAGAAAGGTAGAATAAATCGAATGGAACGAATTGTTAAGAAATTAAATTTCATAAGACGTAAAATCAAGTTGAAGCAAGTACTGGAGGATAAATTTCAAATCAATTAAAAAAATAACTGTTTACAAATGACTAAAATTATGGTATTATATTATTATTTAAAGGTGAAAAATGAATATTTTTATATTAGATAAAGATCCTGCTAAAGCAGCAATGATGATGTGCGATAAGCATGTACCAAAGATGATTATTGAATCAGCACAAATGCTAAGTACAGTTCATCGAATGCTTGATGGCACGCCAGAAAAGAGAAGATCTAAATCTGGTAAGACTATGCAAACATACTACACGTTTGGTGACATACGTGATGATTTGTATTATGCTGCTGTACACAAGTATCACCCTTGTACAACATGGACTGCAGAAAGTTTACAAAACTACAATTGGCACTATTATCACTTTGTGTCTCTTGCAAAAGAATTCGAATATCGTAGAGGTAAACAACACATAACTTTTAAAAAACTTGGACCGATACTAGCTGCTCCTCCTATAAATATTAAGGATATTGGTCTTACCGAGTTTGTTCAAGCAATGACTCATTACCCAGAATGTATGGTTCCTGGTGATGCAGTTCAAGCCTATAGAAACTATTATCATAAAGCAAAACCATTTGCCAAATGGCAATGGAAGCGAGAAGCTCCTGATTGGTGGAAAGGATATAGCGGTGCCGAAATACACAGTGAAACCGCTTGACGGCGGACAAGAGTTTGATATTGATTGTAAGTCAAATGAGTTACATGAATATTTGAAAAAAAATGGATTAGTCAAGGTCTTAAAATTTCCAGGCATAGTTGCTCATCAAGGGAGTTTACTATCTAAAACTGATAATGGTTGGAAAGACAATCTAAAAAGAATAAAAGAAAACTCTGGTAAAGACAACACAATAAAAATATAGAGGAAAACATGAAATTTTTTTTAGTAGTAACTTTTTTGATGGCTAACACTGCTGCATTAGACAGGCCTATGTATATTTTTAAAAATCCATCATTTGAGTCAATGAAAGAATGTAGAGAATACGTTAGTGTAATGAACATGAAAATATATCAACAGGCTGTTCAGTCATATAACTATCGGTACACACCTGAAGCAATTTATTGCTTAACAAAAGATGCAGTAAAAGAAATATTTGAGTATAATTATGAACAAGAAAATACAAAAAAAGAAAGTACATAACTTAAAAAATGATCTAAAAATAACAGATAATTTTTTACAGAAAAGTGCATTCCATTCCATGCAAGCTTTTTTCTTTGGTAATCAATTAACATGGAATTTTGGTGAACACAAGGTTTATGATACTAATCAAGACATGCATAATTTTCAATTTGTGCATACTTTTTATAGAGCACCAAAGGGAACTGTTTCTAACTTTTATTCTCAGCTTACGCCGTTAATGAAAAAAATTGATCCGGCAGTAATAATCAGAATAAAAGCAAATGTAACACCTTATAATCCAAAAATATTAGAATTTGATTTACACAATGATTCACATTTCAAGTGCACAACTGCAATATTTTTTTTAAATACTAATGACGGTTTTACTGTTTTTAAAGATGGTACGAAAGTAGAAAGTGTGCAAAATAGGTTAGTAGAGTTTCCTTCTCACTATCTACATGCTGGAACAACGTGTACAAATGATAAAATAAGATGTGTACTTAATTTAAATTATATTACGAAAGAAGATTTAAAGTATGATGAAGAAATTTAGTCATGATAAAATTAATCTTGAATATAATGACTTGGATGCAGAAACAACCAGTAATGGGAGAACTTATACTACTCCTAATGGTGATCGTTATCCTAGTATTACAACTGTTTTAAGCGTACTTACCGAAGACATTATACGAGCTTGGAAACAACGCGTAGGCGAAGAACAAGCTGAAATAGTAAGTGGTAAAGCCGTAAGACGTGGTACCAAAGTACACAGTATCATAGAGAAGTATTTAAACAATGAGGACACTACAGAATTTTTACCACACATCAGACAAAGTCTCGATAATCTTAAACCAGTACTTGATGAAAGTATTGGAACGATATTCGGTCTCGAGGTGCCTTTATTTAGTCATCACTTAAAAGTGGCAGGTCGTTGCGATTGTATAGCGCAGTTTAACGGGGTGCCTTCTATAATTGATTTTAAAACATCAAGATATATAAAAAAGAAAGAAAAAATAAGTAATTATTTTGCGCAAGGTGCTGCGTATTCTATCATGCTAGAAGAACGTGTAGGTTTAATCGCACCAAACGTAGTGATAATCATGGATGTAGACCATGAAAAACCGGTAGTTTATGTAGAACATAGAGACAATTATACTAAACTACTACATGATACAATTGATGAATACAGAAAAAGAAGGATGTTTGGACATTGCAATTAACAGAAGCTATACAATTAAGAAATGATTTTGAACTTATAACAAAAGACTTTAATATGCCTGAAGGATCTGATATAGATACTATAGAGTGGTTTTTAGAAAATGGCCATAGGTCAAATTCTCTTCGTAATGGATTTAAAGAAGCTAAAGAAATAGCGAAGAAAATTAAGGAGTTTAGCGATGGCTGCACAAAAACAATTAGAGCCAGGAAGTAAGTATGCTGGTTTTGATAAAGATGATGATGGAGTTGTTACTGATGAAGAATTTGAAATGGAACAAAAGTTGATACAACTTGAAAATGAAGATAAAAAACAAGATGCACAAAGGAATATGGCTTGGTTTGCTCTTGGTGGTATGTTACTTTACCCTGCTTTTGTTATTGCTGCAACATTATTCGGTCTCGATAATGCTGCAAAGATACTAGGAGACATGGCAGCTGTATACTTTGTA